CTGCTGTTATTTCCATACCACAAAAAGCACCTGAAGGTTCAATACTTAGAACTGAATCTCCATTTGATACTCTTGAGAGAGTTAAGCGTGTTGCACAAGAGTGGATACGACCTGGTCACAGACGAGGTAGTAACACACACAACGTGTCAGCAACTATATCTTTAAAAGAGAATGAATGGAAAAAAGCAGGTGAATGGATGTGGGAGAATAGAGAATATTACAATGGGTTATCTGTATTACCATATGATGGTGGTACATATACACAAGCTCCGTTTGAGGACATTGACGAAGCTAAATATAATAAAATGTCTAAAGTATTATCTAATGTAGATTTAACAAAGGTTATTGAAGCAGAAGATAACACAGATCTATCAGGTGAGTTAGCTTGCGCTGGTGGATCGTGTGAAGTTGTTTAATTTAATAAAATATAAAATATGAATTTATCAGAATTATTAGACGTTATGCAAGATGAAATGCATAGCGCACACGAGGAAATAGACAAGTTTATGGGTGGAAATAAATCAGCCGGAACTAGGGCTAGAAAGAGTATGCAAACAATTAAGGAGGCTGCTCAAAATGTGAGAAAACAAATTCAAACTATTAAAAATAGTTAAAATAATAAAGGGAGCTTCGGCTCCCTTTTTTTATCTTGATATTTTAAAGATTACATAACTAACTATAACAGCGGTTATACATATAGGACACAAACACATTATTGAAATTTATTTAATATTATTGTATCAACAGAGTTTTGTATAGTTTTTCTATCAGCTTCTAATTGAAACATTATATTAGGATTGAATCTTACTTTTTCTACTCCGTTGTCAAAAATAATAACAGTTGGAATACCTGTTATATTATACTTAGTTTGTATATCGGAGTTAGCCATTATATCTAATCTATACGATTCACACTCTTTTAATTTGTTTAACTCAGCGAATTGATTGGTTTTATTCCAATCAGCCCAAAATTCCACAGCAACAACATCTTTTGCTATTCGCTCTTTAAAATCACCATTAATAAAAGTTTGACCTTGAGCAACACCACATCCAAAAGCAAGTATCATTAATAAAATATAAATGTAATTTGATATATCTATTTTAATCATTGTCTTAATAATTTTATTTCTTCTTTCAACTCATCTACTTCCTTTACTAACGCGTCAATTTGGTTACGAGCCATTTGATCTTTCATATTAAATTCCATTCTAGTTGGAGGCCAAGTGTTAGTCGCAGCTGGATCACCCATATCTATAGTGTATATACCTGTCCCAGGTTTAGGTAATTCTAATGCTTCATTAACTTTGAGTTCTAGTTCTCCAAATTTAGAGTTGATAGTACTCATTAAACCAAAATAAGCAGATACAACTGTAACAACGGCTACAACTATACTGATTAGGGTTTTTATACTTATTTGAAATTTACTTTCTTCTGATAATTCTTTAGCCATTATTTATTAATTTTAATCTCCAAATGGAACATCTTCATTTTGATCTTGTTTGTCTATTTCTTTTTTCTTTTTCTTACCACCCCAATACTCAACAGCATAACCTTCTTCAACTAATTTGTCATTAATGTTTATAGACTCTTCTGCGACAGTATATATTGTGCCAAGTACTCTTCCAAATTTACCTACCTCTCTACTTTCTAATATAAAATTTCCTTCGCCAAGTAATTCTATTAATCTAGCCTTAGAAGCTAAACCTCTAGCTTTTTCCTCTAAATCTCTGGTTCTAGATTCAGGCGTGTCAATACCGGTCAATCTAATTCTTTTATGTATAGTAATGTCAAATCCAAGATCTATATTAGCATCAATAGTATCACCATCAATAACTCTATCTAGTTTAGCTTTATATGTATACATATTACTTTGAATAATAGATTTTCCCATTCTCTATATACAAACCCTTTCTTACCAAAACCGCTTGTCCTTTGATATTATATATTACACTATTTTGAAGTGATTTATCTATTACTTCCATAATACTTGAATTACAAGGTAAACCTGAATCACAATCAATATATTCTACTATTTCTTCATATTGTATTTCTATAATAGTATCATACTCAATAACTGGTATTTCAATAAATAACGTATCCAATATGTCATCGTATACAATAATCGTATCAGTTTGATATATATAATCAATTTCAACGATCGTATCGTATTCAATTATTGTTTCATATATCGTATTATATATTGTATCAAATAATGTTTGATATTCAATTATTTCAACAAAAACCGTATCACATTCTGGTAACGGTGGAGCACAATCTTCTGGTGAAGTAGGTTCAGCTTCATTTTCATCAGAAGCGTCAACACAGTCTTCCCACCCATCATTCAACCAAGATGTTTGTACGCACCCCATAGGAGAGTATTGAGTCCAATTTGCTGGATCATCTCCACAATAAAAACCATTAGCCTCAGCGCAGTCTAAACATAATTGCTGAAAGTCGTATCCTTGCGCATTGACGAACGAGCCAATAAACGCAAATAGTATTATAATATATTTCTTCATAATTTCATTTTTTAAATTTATTTTTCATCTTTTTGTTTAGGGGTTATTGGTTTTACGGTACCATCTTCGTTTAGTTCAATTTCACTTTCCCAATTAGGATTATTCTTACGATACTCTGTAACTTGTTTTTTCTTTTCTTCCCATGATAACTTGTTACCATCAGGATCTGTAGCACCATGCAAATCCCAAGCTTTTTTAGCATCTGCATCCTTTTTGTCAGTTATTCTCTGTTGTTCTTCTTCAGGAAGATTTGTCTCTTTTTTAAAAGGAAAACTCCCTTCGTTATATTTCATTTTAAAAGCCATAATTAAAATATTAAATAGTTAAAACCAAACTTCACTTCGTACACTGGTTTCTCCCAGTATTTCATATGAGTCCCTTCAATAAACATCCCAAGTGATTTTGTAATCCTTGAGCCAAATACAATACCAGCATCCCATTCCATTGTATCCCATCTTTCATCTCCATATTCAAACGAGTATTCGTCTAATCCGTAATGTAACGGTAAACAATTAGCCCAAATATGTAGCCATAATTTAGGTGTGTACTTATAATAAGCTAATCCTATAACAGCACTAACTTCTTTTTGTAAACCTAATTTCTCCAATTCACGTTCGTTAAACCGTGCAACTGCGTCTCCGAAATAGTGGTGGAAAAACTCGTCGTTTGAGGTAGCGATAAGTACGGAATCTCCACCACTGACATCGTACCAATTCTGGTCGATATAAAATCCTTGCATCCAAGGTTCTGAAGCATAACCAAAGTCTTCTGCTAAATCTTGAAATGTATTTTCTCCTGGAACCCAGAAATCATCTATTGGAGTTACACCATAAACAGGGTGAACCCTCATAACAGCTCCTAATGTTAAATCCCAGTTGCCTTTTGTTACTCTGTATCTAGTATCAAATGACATATATTTTAAATTTACTCTTTGATTATCTGTGTATTGTAATTTAGTAACACAACTATTACCTAAATATCTTAACCAAAAATTTTGATTATTAAATTTTTCTCCACGTTCACGGATAAAAGAATAGTTAAGTAAATATTCCCAACCAATAGCGTTTCCTATTGTCACATTATCACTTACTCCATCTTCAGTTCCATAATACCATGTTTTAACCTTATATTCATAATCCATTCGAGCAATTTTTCTCAACCCTATTGTTAAGTTGTAATCATATGGATTAATTTCTGTTACATCCTCGTAACCCTTATCGACCGCTATATAATCTTCTGTTTCTACAAAAGATGTACCCATGGTCATCGATGTGTAGAACGTTGAATATTTAAAGAAGTCATTTAACTGAGCAGTGCAAATAGCGCTGACCAATAGAAATAGTAGTAGTATTTTTTTCATTTTCCTTGTCCTTTATATAATTTTTTATAGTTCTTACTTTTTTTAAGAGTTGACGTTTTAGACTTAGCGTGAACTCCTTTTCTTTTTGTTCGTTTCTTTTTTTCAAAAACGTATACTAATCTAGCCATTATATAGTCTTATATTTTATTGTAACTTCCTCTCCACAATCAATAGCCTTTGCTATCTTGGGATATATTCTCTTATACGCTTGAGTTGATTTACCTATAAAACCGTCCTTCGTGATTTGGTTGTTTTCTTGGGAGTCGCCAACGAGGAGACAGCCAGCTGTATGCTCATCGGTATTACCACAATGTATAAGAATATACTCAAAACCAGGCACATCAATAACGTGAAGCATGCCAATATGAATGTCTGGAAACCTCTTACTATACCTTTGATGATATCCACCTTCTTTTCTAAGATCCAGCTTATAAGTTCCATTAGGAATTCTTGTCTCGCCATATATTTTTTTATCTCGTTGTTCATCTTCTAATGTGTATGCTAAAAATTTTCTTTTACATCTAAAACCCTCACCATGAGGATTGTTTGCTGTTCTATCTAGTTCCAATAACATACCATTGGTACTGTCAGTGCCACTAGAGAATCTAATTACTTCTAATTCCATTTATTTAATTTTTTTATTGAATTATAACTGTTATTGCAGGGGCTGTACCGGTGCTATAACAAAACAAACTCCATTCAGGTGGCACATAATAACCTTTATCAAAAACTAAAGTAGCACCCTTAGGTATCATGCAGTTCTTAATTATATAAGCATCAGTTGCGCCTTGTTTGTAATATAGGTCAAACCTAGCATCAGCGGTATTATCACTAAAATTTGATACTGTTATAGTTTTTATATCTCTTAGTGTACCACCTGTTATCAAAGCCGTTGTTGCTGGTGATGTTGTTATTGTTTTTATTACCATTTTATTATTATTAACTTTCTATTATTTGCACCCCATCTATTGCTAAATCACTTCTAAAACCTGTTGCGTTTTGACTAACAAAATATATATAATAATCAGTGTCATTTCTATAGCTATTTAGACTAATTGTTTTTTGTTGCCACACACTACTTGAATTTGTAAAACCACTAAATGATTCATAAGCTGCTAATTCTGTAGCATTACTATGATTAGAAGTTGTAGCATCATCTATGTATACATACAAATCTCCCATTTGAGATCCATAAGCGTGAACCCAAAATTTTAAATCTAAATCATTTCCAGAGTCTATCATCTGATCACTATTGAACACTGGCATTCTAGCCACAAAACAATACAAATGTCTAAGTTGAGTTGTTTCAGTATACAAATATTTAGTTGATGAAGCATGCGAACCATCTGAAACATCAACGCCATTAGCGGGTCCAGTACTACCAGATGGTGTTGTGCCTGTGTCACAGTTCCAACCTTTAACTGTTTTATTAGATGTTCTTCCCCAGTAAGTTCCATCTGTAGCACTTGATCCATTCACCCAATTATTACTTGGAGACCAACTACTTAGATGACTAGTCTGTGTTGTTTCACCTTCGAACTGATAAAATAGTTGATAAGGTGTGGGTTCCACTGTGTTACCGGGTTGAGCAATATTCGCTAAACTAGAAGTGCCAATTCCATTTACTTTTAATATATCAGCTGGGGGTTCACCAATAACTTTATCAGGAAATTGCTCAGAATATGTTACTCTTAATCCTATCTCCCCAGGTCCACCTATTACACTAATGGGTGTACCAGCTGAGCCAACAATGTAGAGGGCAAAACCAAAATTAGCTTGATCACTAGGATCCCAAGATAATCCTGATAACGAATCACTAGCGCCCGCCATAACATCTGTACCAGAAACATTGTTTACATAGTATTTATTAGAACCTTGTAATGTTAATTCAGTTGAATCACCATTTAAGGTGCCACCACTTGGTGTAGATAAAAATGTTAAAGGAGCTGAATACGATGAGCCATTATAAAACCTCATCATCCAAACGTGATTTTCACTAGCACCCATTCCTCCAGCTGCACCAAACTTTCCATTACCCACGGTAGCTAGTTCAACCCCAGTTATAGTAGCTGTAGCTGGTATAGTACTTGAAAAACAACCTGACCACATATTACCCACTGGAGACGTACTAGTGGTATAAACAACATTAAAACCTGATGCATATAATCTCGTTGGTGCACCAAAACTAGCGTATGTGTTACCATCTCCTAGCGCTGTGCCTAAGGTAACGTTTGCTGTTGGTGGTGATATACTAGTAACAGCCATATTAATCTACTTTTATATAACCAGTGGTTTGATCATAAAGACCATCAGGTATAAAATTATTATTATCATTATCCCAAAATCCTTCAGAATCTAAAACACCCTCTTGAGTTTTCCAATACTTACCGAAATCAAATGTTTTACCATTAACAGTAACAGTTTCCGTGTTGACATCATATGTCGCTCTAGTGAAGTTAAAATTAGACATGTTCTACCCAAGTATTATCAGGATTAAACCATATTTTATTTGTATCACCTGTTGTTAAAGCATAACCAATAACTCTAACTATATCTCCAGTAGCTGTGGGTGCAGCTGTTGTTGCATCTCCAGCAGTAGCTTTATCTAAATAAAGTATACTACCTAAAGCTTCAGTTCCAACTATATTACCCGCTAAATCCACTGTACCTCTAAGTAACATTCCATCAGCGTCAGGATCAGTGCCTAATGCTACAGCTAATAAACCTGTAGCTGTACTTGGGTCATCTGAGTTAGTTAAAACCCACAATCCAGTGGATGCGTAATAGTATATCTTACCAGCTACGGTTGCTGTTCCCCCTGTGTTGTTTCCTATATATACAACATCTCCATCAGCTCCTCCATCACTAGGTGTTACAAATTGTCTTCTTGGAATATTTGTTTTTCCAACTATTTCATTTGAAGTACCAGTTATACTAACGTTTGTTGCGTCTACATCTAGTGTACCAGCATTTATATCAACTGTACCAGATGTTGTTAAATCTATTTCGCTTGATCCACCGGCAACAGAAAAAGCACCAGATGGAGTTATAGTTATTGCGCTTTCTCCTGTAACGTTGTCACCTTTCAAAGCTAGATCACCAGCTATAGTAGTTGTTGAAGCTGTTCCAGCTCCGATAGTAACATCTATTTCTCCGTCAGCATTGGTATCGCCGTTCAACACTAAACCGGCTGTTGTACTTGTACCATCATATTCTGTAACATAAAATGACAACTTACCAGCCTCTTGTCCAGATACAGCATCCGCGATTGTAGCCTGAATACCAGCGTATATTTGTTCAGATGGAGTACCGTCGTCATAACCTTTAAATTGAATACTTCCTATAACGTCATTGTTTGAAGCATCAAAGATTGAACCTGGATCACCTCCCGCAACATTGGTTCTTTCTTTGTTAAATATTAACATAGGTCCATTAGCATCATTAACTACGTCATATATTGTTATTTGTGCATTTGTAGCCCCATATCCACCAACTTCTAATTCACCAGTGTCGCTCAATGACATTACTTGTTTTGAACCATGGTATCCATTTGCAAACCAATGAAACGAGGAGGTGCTATCATTATCCACGTCTATAGCAAAAAACATATCAGTGTCAGCGCGAAGAGACAGACTACTATCTGTTGGCCCGTATATATCACCTCCAGAAACAGTTAAATCTCCGGTTATTGTAGCGTCCCCAGCTATTGTAGTTAAAGACGTTGCTCCATTACCGATTGTAACGTCGACCTCGTCTTCCGCGTCACCACTAACTATGCTTAAGCCAGGTTGTAATTCCCCGTCATGACTAGCAACACTTAGTGTTAATAAACCTTCTTCAGCGCCATCAGTCATGTCGTTAATTCTTGCTACTATTTCAGCATAACTAATTACCTCAGGGGTTCCAGCGTCGTTATCTCCATGAAAAGAAATTTTACCCAATACTTCACCACCTTCAACATTGTCTGCATCTTTTAAAAACTTTAATTCAGACGAAGTTGTTCTAGTTGTGTTTGTAGTTTTTATTTCAACCACAGGTTTTCCAGCACTTGCTGACGCTATATCAAAATTATCAGTATCAACCGTGATATCATTGCCAGTTGCATTTAATGCGATATCTCCAGTAGCATCCAGTGATATATTTCCACTACTATCGATATCAAAATTACCTGTAACATCCATTGTTGGAGTTGAGTCAAGATGCCATCGTATTCTTTCTGTACCATTCTCCTTGAAGAACATATCTTCACCAGTATGGGCATCTAATACTATTTCCCCTTGAGCATCTAAAGTTAAATCAGCAGAGGTTCCACCATTATCTACTGTTGCTATGGTTGCTGCTCCACCTGCTCCAACAGCTATAGTGCAGTAATCATTAACACTAGTTGAACTCCTCATTACTATATCCCACCCAGCACCATCTTCACATGTTAATTCTATACCGTTGTTTGTATCTCCATCCGTCACCTCCATTTGTATACCACGATTAACAGCGGTACCATTAGTACCGGCAGAATCTACAGTTAACGCTATACCAGTCATGTTCATCACGCCAGAGTTGCTAGTTGCCGCGTCGTGCATTGTTAGGTTGATACCATTCTGCGAAACAGTATTTAATGATGCTACATTACCGCTTTTATTGTAGTCCAATTTAATTAAACCATTCTCACTTCTATTTATGTCGGTAGTTAAACCATCGTTATGGACTACATGTATAGGGTTTCCATTTGTTAAAGCATCACCTCTAATATTAAGTATATCACCTGTTGTAGCGTTTGCCGCATCTATATCTACTACATTAGCGGTTGTATTAGTAGCATCTATATGTAGTGCTACTTGATCATCATCATTATTATCAATTAACAAAGCCGCCGCACCCGATGATGAACCATTTTCTATTTCAACACCGTCAGACGTAATTTTAGTAAGACCAAATCCATCGTTATCTAGAAGAATATCTCCATCAATCGCTAGCGAAAGATCTGCAGCATGTGCTGCGTTGTCTTTTGTGGTGATTGTTGTTTCACCGTGTTCTGCAACCTGTATTTCAAAGTAATCATCTGTAGAAGCACCACCCATTTCATACATTCTTAACTGTGAAAAGTTGTCGTTTTCCCCTAAGATTCTAAGAAACTCATTATTAGCACCATCAACATGAACCTCAAAATCTCTACCAGGATCATTGTCAGCGATAATAACTTTAAAATCTCCATCAGCTTGAATTGTTATGTCTGCCGCTTCAGCATTATCGTCCACTGTTGTTAGAGTTGTAGCTCCATTTGTTGTTGTAGAAATACTAAAATAGTCTCCTGAGTCAGCTGAACTCACAGCCTTGAAATCAATACCACCATCTTCTACCTTAGAATAGTAACCAATTGAGGTGCTTACATCACCGTCTGTTAGTACAGCTCTATAACCCGTTTGATATACGGTACCCTGGTTTGATGCTGCGTCTAATTCAACATCAACACCTCTAAATTCCACTATACCACTAGCATCGTTAGTAGCAGCATCTGTTAAGTCTATATTTAAACCAACAGTTAGATTTGCTTGACTAGCAGCTATTACACCAGACTTATCGTAATCAAGATGAATTAAACTTTTAACAACATTCGTAGTGTTTGAATCGTTTACATCAATAAAAATAGCAGAACCCGACGTTAAAGTACTTGAAGAAACATCTATTATATTAGCTGTAGTATTATCAGCGTCAATATCTAACGCGGTTTGATCAGCGTCGTCGTTATCTATTACCAATGCTGATCTTCCAGTAGCCGAAGCATTTTCTATTTCAAAACCTAGTGATGTAAATTTAGTCCACCCATCAATACTAAAATTCAAATCAGCAGCCGTGCCACCACCATCAACTGTTGTTATATCTGTTGCGCCACTAGCTTTAGTTGCTATAGAGAAATAATCTACAGTAGTAACATCAGAACTTTGGAAATATAAATCAGTTCCACCATCTTCAATCCGTTGCCATAAACCATACATACCAGCGGTGGCACCATCTGATATAATGGTCTGAATCCCATAGATTTTCTGTGTTCCATTGGTGTTTAAAAAATCAATATTAGTTTGTAAACCTACATATTCTATTGTTCCAGTGTGAGCAGCATCATCATCTACCATCACACTTACTCCATACCATGAATTACTTTCTCCTCCAGCGACATTAATGTTGTTATCAAATTTGGTTAAAAAGGAAATTCCAAGGTTTGAACCACTTGCCCAGTCAGAAGTAGGTGTTTCCACTATGCTAGTACCTATATAGGTGGTAGTTGGAGTTATAGATTTAGACAGCATCGTGCCGTCATAAGTAAGAGTACTTTCAACATCTATTTGTGCTGCACCACCGTAAGTTAAAATACCATTAGCCGTGCTACCATTAAACTCTAAATCAGTTGATTCAGATGAAGCGCCGATATCGGATAATACTTCATCTCCAGTTCTATAGTAAATTTTACCATCATTACCATCTCTAACTAAAAATTGATCTTTATCAGTACCAGCATTGGAGATATCCTCTAAATAAACATCAGAGCGAAACCTAGATATAAAATCCCATATATGCTGACCTATCCATTTCATTTTAATCGTCTTTTCCTTTACTAAAATCTATTGGCCTATTTCTACCTTTATTATCCGTAACAACACTTTTTGTTTTTAAAGCATCATATGCTTGTTCTGATATATTTTTATTAACACCAGTGTTCATAGTAAAAGATATTTGATAAATGTCTATAGGGTCACTACCAGCTGCTGCTTGCACTTTATTTAAATAAACTTTAACCTCAGCCATACTACTATGATTTTCGTAGTTATATCTTATATGATCTATCCTATGATAACCTTCTTTTGCGTCCACTCCAGCGGAGTTTGTGTACGGTAATATTATAGCCATTATATTTCAAATCCAAAGTTGAAAATCATAAATCTAAATCTAGCACACTTGCCTTTATTCTTACACTCCCAACATGGGCAAAACATTAATTCAAATACTGTTAAAGTACTTATTCTCAATGCTAATTCGTATCTATCTTTTTTGTTACCTGCTTTCCAGGAGTTTATCCAATTTATCATATTTTTATATTTATTGTTATACTATTATTATTACACGTTTATCTATGAGCGTAACATTTTTTACTTTTATGTTCTGTTCTATTTTTACATCTATTACCAGATGATGTGGTTGCTTTGCATTGGTATTCTTTTATACCATCATTATCTCTATCGCTACCTTCATTTGGTTTATACGAGGTGTGATAACCACATCTAGCGGCTTTTCCTTTTTTAACCCAAACCATAATACTACATCTTTTACCTTTAGAATTTGTAGCTCCACATCTTTTATGTAATAAGCCTTGAGATTTTTTCTCTTCTATCTCTTGCTTTTTTTGCTCTTCTTTTTCTTTCTCTCTTTTTATTTGATTTTCTATTTTTCTTTTTTCGTAAGCCTTTTCTTTAGCTATATCTAATTCTTCGTCTCTAGCCCCAACGTTCCATCTATTCCAACCTAAAGTCATAGCTGCTCGTTGCCACCAATAATGATCTCCACTAATAGCTTCCTCTAAGTTATTAGCCTTGTTAACCAACCTAGCTAAAGGAACATTAAATAAAGCTTCTATAACATTAGCGGTAGCATGTATATTTGGATTTTCAATTCTAAACCCTAGTTCACCACTAACTCCCTCGTTGTAATGCCATGTTTTATGAGCACCATATAATTTTCTTGCTTTAGCTCCAATGGGTGGAGATAGGTTTATAGCTTCAATAACAACATTACCAAAGTCATCTTTACCCCAGTCCTTAGCCATTTCTTTTCTATATTGAAGTATCACGTTTTTAAGCGTAGATACTGAAGCACCGTATATACCTGTACCTCTAAGCAATGTATCGAAAGCCCCGTTAACTACTTGTAGTTCTTTCTTTTCAATCATCTCTTCTTGATCACTACCAAATAACAACCAACCTAAACCAGATTGTAAAGTATAGAACCATAAATTCTGCATAGCTCCATAATATAATATTCTAGATATATTAGCTCTATCACTTTGCCACTGAGTCTTGTGTCCCTCTGTTCTCCTTCTATTAACAAGATCAGATAAAGCTTTCTTCATTAACCTAGTCATCTGCATAGGTGTGTTATGCCAAGGTAATATTATACGCCCCAATGGACCAGCTTGTTGCTGTGATATCAAGTCTGGTCGAGAAGACTGTTGTGTTTCTTCTGCTATTTCTTGAAAATCTAACCAAGCTTTTTCTTTGGCTTTAGCTTCTGATAAACCCTGCTTTAAATACATGTTTATTCTATTCCTATAATATGGTGCGCCACCAAAAGCTATAGCAAAACTATCTGCGATCCTAGTTGGTGTAAACCCTTTTTGTAACAACCACTGTAGTATTGCTTTAGGATTTTTACCGCTTTTTTCAAAAACATTAGTTAACTCGTTGGCTGATACATCTATTTGTAATCCAGCTCTTCTTTGTTTTAGCATTGGAGAATTCATTATAAAAGCGAAATCTTTCCAGAATTGTTTTTGATTAGCGAAAGCTTTAGCTTGAGCAAATATATTATTCTCCATGTGGTTAGTAAAGTTAACCGTCGATATGGTTTGTAGCATGGCAGATCTAACGTTCCAGAACATAGTTGCACCAACAGAACCGTTTATCCAATCATACCAGTTATTTGTAATTGAATCACCAGTATTGGTCATTCTATTACGACCAGTTTCCATTCTCCACAATATATTTTCTAAAGCTTCTCTATAATACTTACCATGTATAGCTTCTATTTTATTTAAATTATCTTTTGAGAATATTATATTTTTATTTTCAATCCATTCTGCGAAAAAATTCTTTCTGCCACCTTGTCCAACCATAAAGTTTAAATCACTAGCTATACTCTCAACCATCCAGTATTCACTTGGAGCACTATATCCTTCTTTTAATCTAGTTATAGCACTAAGCGATTCAGCAAATGCCATCAGGTTTGGATTGTTCTTAACATGTGATGTTAACATCTCTAGTTCTACTTTACTGATACCAGGAACCTCAAACCCCGCTTTCTCCCATAAATACGCTCTAACAGCAGCGTCTTTAGTGTGGATGGTTCCTTCAACATTTTCATTTAAATCAAAATCTTTTTTGTATTGCTTTTTAAGAGTCTTGTATTCTTCAGACATTTTTTGTTTAACAATTGTTAGGTCTCTGGTTGACTTAGCAAACGGATCCATTAATGCTTTTTTAAAGAATTTCATATCAGCATCTCCTTGACGACCTTTACCTAACATTTTATATATCAAACCCTTAAAGTCTTCGGCTGATGGAGGAACAAAATAATCAAATCTACCTTTACCTCTACCCATCAATTTAGCTTCTTGTAAAGATACAATTTTATCAGCTGGTAGTTTAGATTGTCTTTCTAGTATTTCATTAAAGTTTCTATTCATGCTATTACTAAATCTAGCTTTAGCTTGAACAACTTTAGATTTAACATCTAATTGATCTAAAACTTTCTTGACGGCCTCAACATTAGGTAGAGCATCATCGACAAAATACATATCATTATATCCTTCAGCAAACTTTTCTAACATCCACTTAGCTTTAGCGTTAGCAGAACTATTAGCCAATCCAGTTATATTCTCTATAGATATATCTAGTCCTTGTGATTTTAAAAACTCTTGTATAGCTTTAGCAGATTCAACTGGTCTAGCTGTTAAAACAAACAGATCTTTCGTTCCAAACTTCTTAGCTCTTTCTATAGCTTTTTGTAGATACGGTCCCTCTGTTCCCTCTACTACTTGTTCGAATTCTGAAAAATCGAATTTACCTCCTTTCTTTAATATAGCATCTCCTTGTGCAGCAAACTCAGCCGCGTCTAATCTTAACTTCTCGTAACTTCTAACAAAGTCATTCATCTTAGAAACAAGTTCCATAGGCATAGGACTCTCCATTGTTAGATTGTCAGTTTTGATTTCCATAAATCTCTCTCCAAATAAGTTTTTAAAATCAAGTTTATTACCTTGTACAGACTCATGGTTTTTTCTAACTATAATATCTAATAGAGATCTTTCCTTTCTAGCAGCATTTCTAGCTAAAGCGGTTTTTAACGTAGTCTCTACAAATAACATACTAACATCGTAACCCTTGTCTTTAAATTCGTTTACAAGTTTTTCCATGTTCTTTTTTGAAGCACCGGTTCCGTCAACCACTATACCATCAGCGTTACCTTGAAACTTCATCATCTTTCTTTTAGCAATACCTCTAGCTTGATGACCAAGCTTACCAAGTATACTTCTTTGTTCTTTAGTTAACTCTCTCATGTTTTCTGGTAAACCGTGATTCTTTTTTAACCACTCTAAAGAAATATCTTGATTAACTATTTTAAAACCTTGTTCTTCTAAACCTAGTTTTTTAACAACATTAGATTTTCCACTACCAGCACCACCAGCTAAGAATATAACTTTCCTACTTGGCTTAGGTAGACCATCTGTATTAGGCACGGTTGTTCTAACGCCAGACTTTGTATATGCCATTGTATCATCAAAATCAAACGTAGACATACCTCTTCTTTTTCCACTAATACTATTTCTAGTTGTTTGAGCAAGGCTTTCGTTTTGCTTATGTCTACCTTTAAACTCGATAGCCTTTCTTAAGTTATCTAGTTTCCACTTATTAGTTTCCTTGGTGATCATTATCTCTTGATAACTTTTACCACCTGGAGAATATATGCTATTTATATACTTGCCAAAACCATATTTATCTAATAGTTTAATTCTATGGAAATTAGTATTATTTGTTTTGCCACCAAGATCTATGATATCGGCTACAAACTTAGATGTATAAAACTGTGAATGACCTTCTAATACTCTATCTAGTTCCATGTCGATAGATTCTATAGAAACTTTACCTGTGTAAACATCAGACATTAATTTAACTATAGCTAAGTTGGTATTGCTGCTAGGTCCTAAATGCTCTCCTTTTGTGAGTAGGTTTTCTACAGCTATTTCAAAAGCCTCTTGTTTGGTTAATTTTCTCCAATTTTGATTTGGTTTTCCAGAGGGTAAGTATTGTCCACCACCTGTTTCTTTACCAGCCTTTGTAACACTAACACCTTGGTTTTGATAAAATCTTATAGCATCTTTTAGTAGTGGGTTTTCCATGTTAACCTCTCCATTTCTACCTTGTTTAATTTCACCTTTAGCATTAGTATATTCACCTTTAACAAAAAATCCAGGTCCGGTGTCATTCGTATAAACCCACTTTCCATCTTTCTTATATCGATACACAGCTTGTGAACCATCTTTAAGGTCAATCATATCTAATCTACTTAAAGCTCTAAATCCAGCTATTAAGTTGGTTTGACCCTGCATCATGTGCATAACAGCGGTGCCACTAATTTTATTATTTTTAACTGCTAGTATTAAATTCTTAACTAGTATTTTGTGAAGTTCTATATTAGCCGCATTTGCTTTTTCTATTCTAGGTTCCAGTTCTTTTAACAACTCTAACTTTCCATCTTTACCTTCAACCTTTATATTCATTCTTTGAATTTCATCTATTCTTTTAAATAGACCAAAACTCTTATTCATTAACTCAACGTTCTCAACAATCTTCTTTAACTTTGGATCACTTTTTAATTTATTTATTTCACTTTTACACTTTCTAAATAACTTTTCATATGGTCCAGGTTTACCAGTTGAATTCTTTATTTTAGCAGCATCAAGCAATCTATTGTGAAAACCAACAACATTCCAAAATGCGCTAAGTTGTTTTGCTGTTAATACGTCTTTACCGATTTCTAATGTGATATCTAAAACCTCCTTAGCATACTTCTCCATTAAATCAACGTTACTCTTATGAAACTTACCGTCAGCCAAATACTGATCTTTCCATTCTTTAAAGAACTCTCCTTCTTTAGAGTTTCTTATTGCTGATTTATAGTATTCACCTTTCTCAGTTTGTATACCTTTATTAACCCAAGAATCTATAGCTCTTCGTATAGTAAATTGACTAGGTTGTTTACCAGTTCCACCTATAACATGCCATTCGCCGTTAATAAACTCAACAACCTCTTCCATTCCTTTCTTATAGAACTTTCTTAATAGTTCTCCAGCCTCTGTAATATCAGTGTATTCAAGTTCTTCAAATCCCCGCTTACTACTAGATAGTCTTTGACCCATGCTTCTACCAATCTCTAAACTCATTAGTTCGAGTTCATTCTTAATCATGTCATTAGCATCGGCTTCTTTTATTTCTTTTCTTTTTTCTTCAACCGCCTCACGTTGTCTTATTTCCATGAAAGCATCTTTAGTTAAAGTCTTAGTTATGTTATCAGCCAACTTGGTTGCTCTAGTGTATTTAGTACTGGATGTTAAAGAAAAGTATTGTATTAAATATGGTAGTGCTTTTTCTATGGATTGTTTTTCATATATAGCAACACCAGCTTCTGATTTAAATCTAGCACTAGGTGGTAATTTATGTGGGTGACTTTCTGGTAAGTTAATATGTCTATTTATATCTTCAATTGTGGTTAATCTTTTAACAACTCTAACAAACGGTTTTTCGACACCCTTTAATAACTCTCCTTTCATTTGAGATTGCATGTCTAATAGCATCTTAACATCAAATGATTTAAATATAAGAGCTCCATTTTGTTCTATGAATCTAGGAACATCTGCTGCTGATCCAGTTATTTCTTTACTATAGGTTCTCATTACCTTTTCAACAGCTTTATATATCTTATCATAATACTGCTGTTTAGTAATATCACCTTTAGTTGTTGATATAGCATCTGCCACCGCGCTCTCAAGGTTTTTCTTAAACTCTATTGACATTTTACCACTAGCTGGAATTACTTTTCTTAATAATTCGCTAGTTATTATTTCATTTACTTTTTTAGCTGTAGCGTCTCGTACATCAATAGTACCTTCTATACCAGGACCTTGATCTATGACATCAATTGTTTTACCAGTTGCATCAGTTATAGAACCTAAAGCACCTTCGATAGGTTGAGCACCTTTAGCCTGTTCTAGTATTTGACCATATCTTTTAGGAAGTATCTTATTCATGTAAGCTCCAAATGGAATATGCTTCTTATTAACTTCAACCTCCCAAGTTCTAATTAACTCTCCTAGTTCAGCCATATATCCAGATTGGAAATCTTCATACGAAACTTTCTTTCCTGCTTCTAACTCTATTGTCTCTCCTCTCACCGCAGCTTTTTTAGATAAAGCAGAAACCAATCTCATGTTATTTAGCATTAACGCTTCTGATATAGGTGTAGTTCTAGGCTTAGAATACATTAATTCACCAGCAGAGTTCTTTTGATGCACCAGTTGACCAGCTTCGTTAAACTCCATTATAGGATGTTCCCACATTACAGTTGCTTGATCTTTAGCTTGCTTTAACGTAATCTTATTATTGGGATTAGCCTTATTGTAACCATCTCTAAACTCATAAATAGCATCAGTTATCTTATTGTTTCCTTCAACAATATCTAATGTTGTTCTTTTTATATTAGGATTTGTACCTTCTAATTCGTTTATAAGATCTCTTCTAAACGCTGAACTAGATGATCTACCATCTCTACTTTCTACATTTACCCATTTAGCTTGCTTAGCGGCTGAACTCTTGAGAGCACTTTTAACAGCCACTGTCATACCACCACCATACCCAGGAGTGTTGATATCTTCAATTACTCTTAATATATCTTCAGCAGCCTTTCTACTATCTTTACCATTTATTTCTAAACCATAAGCATCTTTAAACATAGGTAGCTTAGTAATCATTCCTTGAAACATGTTTGTAAATTCACGTTTCATAGTATATTCTCTACCTTTTATTATACCATCTTTTAGTAAAGAACCAAACACAGTTATATACTCATCATAATAATCCTCTTTCTTTTTCTCTATAGGTTTTTTAGTTTTAGGATCAATTTTATTTACCCACTCTAGTTTATTTGTTTTAGGATTAACAATTAACTCTTGTTCATATTTATAGTTAAGCTCTATTGCTGATTCTAATTCTTTAAAATCTTTTTTACTAATACGCTCAACTAATCTTTTAAACGCATCAACTATCTCTATTCCCTCTTTACTCACCCTGATACCAGGAGTACCGTCTTTCTTAACATACTCCTCCATTATATGTCCCCATATAGCTTCGTGACCTATCTCGTGACCACCAGCTCCAAGTGTTTTATATTTTACGGCAAGTGTAGGACTTATAATTATTGTTTTCTTTCCATTTTCACCTGTGATAATAAAAGCTTCACCCTCTCCCTCTATATTGTGTTTCTTTTTTAATGCTTCGTATTCTTTTAAATCTTCAACTACTTTAAAGTTTTCAATATTTTTAATATCTTTTGTGTGGGCTTTATCTATAATAAGTTGATCTTTTACTCTTCTATTATATTCTTTTACTAACTTTTCTTTTATTTCCTTTTCTTTTCCTTCTAGTTCTTTTAGTTTTAATTTTAGATTTTTTAAGTGAGACTCTCTAGCACTAAAACCATCTACTGAATAGCCTTTCTTTTTATTACTATTTTTTATGTTTTTTATTTGTTTCTCCGCGTCTCTTATTTTTTGTTCTATTTGAGCTATTTCAAATTGATTCTGTAAAAAATCTTCTCTTAGTTTGTGTTTTTCTCTACCAAATATTTTTCTTAATTTAAACTCATTTACCTTATTAACTCTCCACAAGTTCATTATGCTTATTTTCTGGTCGGTAGTCAACCTTCTTTCTTGCATATAATTTTCTAGTGTTTCAAGATCCATTTCAGCTAATAACCGTAGTTTAGCCGGAGTTAAAGGACCGTGTATCATATCGATAACATCGTATTGTCTTCGTAGCTCTTTTTGATATTCTTTAGATGAGATTCTCTTAGCATTATCTTGAGCCCAAATAAGTTTATTTCTTATTAATAATTCTCTTCTAGCTTCTTCTATCTTTGCAATCTCCTTGTTTAAATCTTTTCTTTTATTTTTATCTTTTGTTTTATTTAATTTGTTTTTTAATTTATTAATCTTTTTATCAGCAGCTTGATTAATGTCCCTTTCTCTGTATGTATCGTTTTTTCTTTTATTTTTTTGTATACCTAAACTCTCAGCATACTTTTTTGTTAAAGGAGTATCACGGTTAGCTCTTAGTATATCTTTAGCGTAAGACTTCCATAATCCACTCTTCATTCCCATCATTGTCATACCTAAGAATACGGATATAAAGTTATCCCAACCTTTACTACCCAATAAAGATATCTCCTCCCATTCCGCAGCCCACTCCTTGTATCTATCTGAATTAGGATCTAAGTTTTTTATAGAATCCGGCATCCAATCGTGATTAACCCATTCTCCAGAAGCAAAATCTTTTCTCATTTGGTCTGCTGTGGAAGCGAACTGTAGCAATCCAGCAGCTGTAGCACCATGTCCTACCTTGTCTCCAACCCATTTCATAACTTCTTTACCCGGAACGTATTTGTGTGTTGTCTTTTGAGCGTATAATTTTTGACTCCATTTGCCACCTCCAGTAGCTTTTATATACAACCATCCTAATGGATTAGGTCTTTCTCTACCACCGATTTTCCAAGTTTTACTTGCTATACTTTTATTTATCGCATTACTTAACCCTGGTCTTAAAATGCTTCCCCACACTCCACCACCAATACCCATAAACATTGGAAACGCATAATTAAAATGAGTTTCACCAGTTTCTCTATCTGTATGTAAAGTATGAGATTCCATTCCACCAAACTCTAATTGCTCAGCGGCAGCCCATTCTATTGGCGTTACTATAGCAGGTGCAACAATTGTATTAATAACTTTATTAAGTCCTTTTGATTGTTGGATTTTTTTAGCTTTTTTTGCTACGTTTTTACCAAGTTTACCAGACCTAAATGGTTTTAAACCAATTCTTTTTATAGCGTGTAGCATGCTTTGAGTTCTCTTAGTCATCGATACGACGGTTTTTGTACCAGTCATAGCAACACCAGCTAAGTTAAAGCAATATATTTCAGCAACAAGAGGGGCTAATCCACTAACAACATCATTGGTTAAATCTGTCATGTGTCTGTAAGCGTTGTCAGTCCAAAAAGCTTCTCCCCAATTACTATCACCTTGTCGACGGTCTTGTGTTCTAACAAATTGTTTTTGCTTTATTAGTTCTTGCCAAACATCTCTTTCATCACTTAAGCTATACTCACCCCCATCAGTTGTTACCCAATCATCTCTAAAAAAAGCTTGAGTAAGACTATTGACACCATTTGTGAGTATGCTTTCTCTGTACATGTCGTATGGGTCGACATTTAAATTAATAGCTTTATTCAAAAGCCTGAATCTAATCATAGCATCATTCAATGCTTTACCCTCATATGAATTACCACCAACTTTAGTAAACACATCAGATCCATCACCTGCTATATCATATGGTGAACCCGTTTCAATTATCGTTTCTATTTGTTTTACTACACTCTCCCAGCTTTCAGATGGTATATCAGCGATATCACCTCTTTCAAACGCATCTTCCCACCAAGGGTATTCGCTAGAAACTTGATCAAGATTATTGTAAACTAATTTAGATAGATATCTAACATCACCCGCTGCCTCTAGTAAAGCTAGATATAATTCATCTTGGTCATTTTCGGTGGCCACTTGTAGTATAGCATCTTCGTCGTAACTTATATCATATGCCATTGTTTTACCCGTTGGTTCTCCATCTTTTCCAACTTCCATTAACATAGGATTTTCTTCAGACGAATTAGGATCAAGAACCCATTGTCTACTATAAGCTATGAAATTACCATTTTTATCTAAAAGATCTTTAATGTTATTTTTAGAAACAAAGTTATCTCTATCTTTTTTTAAGATTGCTAATCTTTTTTCTTTCTCTTCTTTGCTAAGAGTTATTAACTCGTTTTTTGTGATTACGTTATCATCATTTAAATCAACCCAATCTTTTCCAGTTTCATTTATGAACTCTATTCTCTTACGATACTCCCATAGTTTTCTAGGTTCTCGTTTCATTACCCTAGCGGTATACTCAACGTTTTGATCTTTAAACTTATTAAAACCATCTTGGTGTCGTTCTTGTTTATTTGCTATGTTACTATCAGCAAGTTCTTCTAGTATCATAACTTGCTCATCTAACTTGTTTTCAGCGTGCACCATTCCAAAGGCAGGATCAGTAAGTGCCATCCTATTTTTATACGAGTATGTGTATGGAACCATGTGTTTTTCTGCCACTCCATCTCCATTTAAATCATATTCAAAAACTCTAAAACCGTAGTTCTCTATAACATGTTCATCATCGTGTATTATATTTGTAAACCATGCACGGCTAAAAGCCCAATCGTGTCCACCTACTTCTTTTTCCTCAGTCCACTCAGGTGTAGGTTCTGCTTCTGGATCTAACTCCGTGTCAGCAGCAATACTCCTCCTATATATTCTAGCTCCAGAACCTGTTAAATCTGAACCTAAATCTAAACCCTGTAATGAGTTAAGTTGGTTATAAAATGTACCTTCATTTATAGCACTTCTACCAGCAGAAGCGGCAGCTAGTAAATCTGGATTATCTTTATATTGTTGTCTCTCAAACTCTTGCCAAGCTCTTTTAAATTTTGGATTTAATTCTAATTGAATATGAAACTTAATAGCTTCTAAGGTCATAGGATCTAATGTAGCTTTTGATCTAACGTTTGTAGTTAAATCAAATCTAGTACCCACTCTTTGATTACCTATTTTCACTCTTATTCCATCATATTGTTTAAATAAACCAGTATTAGCTTTCTCGAATGTTATAAAAGACTCCATACCGTTTACCGCGAATTGAGTGTCAAAGTATTGCTGATATTGATCAACGACAGTTTCAGATAAACTACTTAATTGACCATCACTATAATTCCCATCTTCTATTAAATGAGAACTTAAATCAATATCTGGAAATGCTTCTTGAAAAATTTGAATTTGTTCACCACGAGATTTGTTTAATCTATCTGAAGAATCTCCCATTCTACCAACGTCATCTCCTGCACTTATGTAGCTACCTGGCGTATTAAACGCACCTCTTCCTTCACCATGACTAAGTTCTAGTCCATTCATGTCTAAGAACTGGAAGTTTTCAGGCAACTTATACTTATCTTCAATAGCATCATCCTCCATTGTACTAATCATAGATTCTACTCCTAACACGTGTCTCATAGTCCAAGCTACACCATCGTTAAATACTTTTTTCGCACCATCTGGATCAGCCATGTAAGCGATCATTGGGTGTGTTCGCGCTATTGGAGCAATGTTATCATAAACTTTTTTAGCAATCCATCTTTGAGGAATAAAAAATTCATGACCAAAAAAACTACCCCATGAAGGATCATTAAGTTTGAAATCCATAGTTGAAGGCATAAACTCTTCTACTGCTGCAACATGATTTTTAAAGTAATCGGGATCTTCCATTATACCTGGTAGTTGCTCCGCGCTCCACCTTAGCCATTCATCCGTGTTAACCACAAGTCTACCATCTGGTAGTCTTTCATTACTAAATACAGAAGTGGGCCATAAGTGACCCTTGTTATTTAAGTAATCGTATGTTTCTAATTGTGTTTGAGTGTAATTAACTAGGGATTCATCGCTCGGATCAATATTATAAGTCGCTTCTCCGTCAAGGACTTCTTTAAGAAAGTTTTTGGATTTTTCCGATTTATTATCAAACAGTGAATATACATCTAAAGTGTCTAGATCTTTGGTTTGAGAACCATCTGTTTTAGATATCGAATGTGATTTTGGTAATGGAGTTATGCTCATAGCATACTCAGTATTTTTATCTGTCGCTACTGACGCCTCAGGCATTGACAGGGTGGGCTCTGTATCTATTTCTGTTTCTTGAATATGTCTATTCTCTACTTTACCAGTGCTCACGTCAACCTTAAACTCATCATTACCAATATGAGTTAAAGTGGGATTATTATCCTTATATTTTTTTAAAAATTCTTCTTTTTTTTCTTGAGTGACTTCAATAGTCCTCGTTCTACCATCTTTTTGAATGGTATAAAATTCGTTTGCCATACTGTATCGTTAGTTACCCGTTATTATTTATTTTTATTTTTTTTAGCTCCCTCAATTAGTTCTTCAACTGTTATACCCATTTGTTCAGCTATTTCAGCTAAGCCGGCCATTTGGCTTGCGCTGAGGTTATCTAAATCAACGTCTGAGTTCTCATCAGTCCAAATAGAATTGGCACTTGAAGTAGTCTCTTGATTAGCAGCATCTGGAAAATATCCATCTAATTTTTCTATTGCTGATTTGTATTTTTCATCTTTAGTTAGATCAATCCAGTTACCATCAGTGTTCTTTTTTCTAGTATGCCACTTACCCTCAATCATTTTATAATCCCAAGTTTTATCTCCTGGTATTTCATATACACCTTCGTTATTAGGTTCTCCAGTTGTAGTTGGTCGATGTTGTGAATTTTGATTTATAGAGTTAGTAACATTTTCATTATTACCAGCATTATAATTATCATCGATCCAATTTCTCTCAAGATGATTAGTAACATAAGTTGTTAAATACTTCTTGCCTAATCTTTCATTTTTCAACAATTCATCTGCTATGATAGCTGCATCTTCTATAGTAATTGGAGTATCTGGCGTTGGATCTTTTATATTCCTTTCATTGATACCAAGTTCTTCATACGTGTTATTTGATATCATTTCTATTAAATCAGTTTTAAATGTTCTACCAGGTATTAATATATCCGCATCATTAACCATTGATTTGTAATTACCTTTTCCAACAACCTGGCTTTCTATATTTCTATAGTTTTGATCATATTGAAATATACCATTATCATTTGGTAAAGATGCATCCGCACCATTAGCAGATCCATTTGCTAGTGTGCTAACTAAATTTTGTGTAGCTCCGTCTCTTTGGTTTTCTTTTAGCTTGGCAGCCATATCTACCGTGGATATCATAACCTTATTGCCATCATCATCTAAAACCTCATATTCATATTCTTCTGTCTCCTCATTCCAAGTTGGGCCACCCTCTAGTGCATTTAAGTAAGACTCACCTTGATCACTACCCATCCAATTCTCACTTAGACCAGTCTCACTGTTCTTAGCAAGATTTGCAAGTTGTTTTTTTAATTCATTATACTTATCGCTTTCAACCTTTTCAGTTTGCAACTCCCTCATTAACATTTCTCGATCTTTCTTTCCAGCCCATATAAATTGATTTCTCCTCCTGTTCAATCTTTTTCTTAATTTCTCATATTCGTGATGAGGTATATTGCCCTCTTTTCTACCCAACTCCCAATCAGCAAACTTTTGAAATCTTGCGTTTCTCTCTTGTACTACCGCGCTAATAGCTTTTGCTGTCGAGTCACTTATACTCATCAAGCCAGCTGCTGCACCTAAACCATAACCAGCTATATTACCACCGGCTGCCGCATAAGCTCCTGATATTAAATTTCCATTTGCCATATTATTTATTTTATATTATTAACCTGTTGGTGCTTTTGCCAACCCAGGTATCATGCTTGTTATGTTACTAACTGTTCCAGATATTGCTTGCCACTTAGCTTGATTAGCAGCTTGAGCTTGTTGCATGTATGCTGCTGTTTCTTGTTGAGACATGCCAAGTAATGTAGATTGTTTGTTTAACTCCATTTGTCTAGATTGCATTTCGCCTTGTCTTTCTAACTGCTGTATTCTACCGGCCTCTTGTCTTTCTAGTTGTTGATTTCTAGCTTCTTGAGCACCAATATCAGCTGCTGCTTTTTGAGATGCTAATTGACCTTGTTGAGCAAGTGTTTGTGCCAGCGCAGCTATACCACTACTACCAGCTGCTCCTCTTAATCCACCTAGTATATTTGCTTGACTTTGAGAGAAAGTTTGTTTTTGAAAATCAGCAGCTTTTTGATTTATAGTTAAATCTTCCATTGTGTTCTCCATATTGAGAAAAGGATTACTAGTATCTAAATTAGCATAGATACCCTTTAATCTATTCATTTCTGCTCTAGCCTTTCTTTCCTTTCTTTCAGCTTCACGTTTAGCTTTACCAGCGCTAATAGCACCAGCAATTCCACCAATAGCGGATATTCCAGCGCCTATAGCTAAAGCCGCGGCGGGTAGTAATTTAAAAGGACTGTTTTTCTTATTTGCCATATCTGTTTAATTTTACTATAATATAGTTACATTTTTTATTGCTTATTTACTACTTTCTGTTACATCGCAACTAGCGGTAAACATCTCTGCTTTTTCTATTGAATCATTTCTAAACTCAACACTAGCATAATACCCTTTTACAGAACTAGCATTAACACGGTTGTCTTTTGCAAAAAATATAAAAGAATTTGTAGTTGGAGGTTCATCATCTATAAGAAACGTATCCTCATCATCAACGGTTATTCTAACATGATTAAAAGGTGCGGTAGCCACAGTTATCGTGTTTGTTACAAGATCAGTTGATTGAGTCCCCTCGATCAACCCATTACTATCCACGTTTCGCGTTATATTACTTATAAAACCCATGCATACTAGTCCTGTTAACCCAAATTGTCCAGCAGCGGTGCTAGTAAACCCTTCTTGAGTAACAGTTGTGTCTATATAGTAAACCGTATCACCAACTTGAGCAGACATGTTTAAATCTTGAAATGTATATTGTGTTAAAGCCATAGTTTTATATTTTATCCAGAATAAGTAGTTACTATATCATCTAAGTTCACATTCATTGTTACATCTTGTGTTCCCCATTTAATAACTTCTACGTCAAATTTTATAAGATATGTATCAGCTCCAGCGGTACTAGTATCGGTTTGAAATATATTAGTTATTCTTAATTCTGTTCCCCCGTTGTCAGCTGTAACAGAATTAGTCCAATCAGAAGCTGTTGAGTCTGTGTTAGAAAAACTCATAACACCATCATCATCAACAGAACCCGCGGTATCTGTACGCACTTTATTGTGAGAGTTGTGAGCAACTAAACTCCAACTAACACTAAATTTATTTGGATATTTTACATATTTTTTTATCTCATCTCCCATTGTGTGAGCTATACCAACTCTTGTTACAGTTGCTGCCCCACTTGAATTTAAATTAGCGTTAGATTCTGTAGCTGTAATTTTTAATATAGGATTTACACTTTGAGTGAGTAAATAATTATAAGCTCTTCTAGTGTGAGTAAATGGAGTTTTACTTTGTATATTGCTACCAAAATCTGTTTGTGCACCACCTTGCCGTTTGACATAACTTTTATCTATATTTATGTAGTATTCGTCGCTTTGAATAAACGAGGCAACATCTCCTTTTGTAGCGCTTATAGCTTGACTTAAGGTTACTTGAGTTGCGCTATTAATCGAGTCAATTGTAACATCAGCTGTATAATCTACAGCGTGTGCTGAATTACTAGGACTTGTAAAAACTAATTTATCTTTTGCTGTCAACCCTGTTGTATCTGCTAAATTCATGGTAGCTGTACTACTCATATCTGAAGTTACAGTGGTAGTAAGTCTAGTTGCACTAGGAAATTCAACCGGAATAACAACTTGTCTTTTTTGATTAATTTTTTTCTTTCCTTTTCTATTAATACCTTGTTCTGGTAAAGTAAATTCATAAGCATCAATCTCACCAACAACACTATCGCTTGTTGACGAGTTTATATAATCGGAACTTAAAATACAAGAATTAGTACTCTTTTTTATTATAGATATTTTTGCTGTAGAACCGCTAGTACCTTGTATTACTATTTTTCTTTTTTCTCCTTTAGGATCTATGATTGAACTACCAAAATCAATATCAATTATCTCGTATTTTCTACTCTCTTTTTCTACCGCGTTATATATTAATACCGATCTCACATTATCTTCAATAGACGCTATTCTACTGTTCTTATAAAAAACATCATAATAATAATCAGTTATAAATCCATCGGTATCTTTTGTTGTTTTTGTTAACTTCATTGTAACAACCCCATTGCTTGCACTGTTTGTTTTTAAATAAGGTCTTTCATTAAAATAATGATTTGTATCTGCACTTATATGTATGCTAGCAACTTTTTTGTTTGCGGAGCTATGAGTAGTTTTAATACTATAAATTTCTTTTTCTAATACATAGTTAATATCTTTACTAACAACATTTCTTTTTAAACCCAATTGCACTCCATCAAAGTTGTTAGATTTAGTTACCGTTGAACCACCAGTTGATGTTACTGTTATATCTGCAAATGTATTTGCTTTATTATTTTTAACAAAATAATCTTCTATAAAAAAAGTTGACTCAGGTAATATTGATTTATATAATGTAGTTTTTCCGTCAAAATCTATAGTCCACTTAACATTATTATTTGGCATCACAAAATTTGGATCAATCCACACGGTTGCTAAAACAGTATTTCTAAGAGTATCAGGTTTTCCGCTATCAGCAAAAGTAACTTTAATAATACCGTAAGGTAACTCTGTTTGATCTGTGTTATTTCTAAAATCACTCGCTTTAATTACGTATCCTTTTTTAGGCTTTATGGTTAATACGGCATTTTCAGGCATAGTATTGTTATTAAGACTATCTCCAAATACTTCCGTTGTTTTAAAAGTTGATATTGTATAATTCTTTGCCATAACAATTTATTAATAATTTGGAAAGTTTGACGTAGTTATATACGCTACATTCCCATTAACACTATTTTCTCTCCAACCATCTATGTGAGGAAACTGATTTGTTCCCACGTTATTAACCATCCATATGTTTTCACCAAGACCTAAAGGATTTTGATCTGCACCAATAATATTGGTAAGATCAACTGTTTTATTTAATTTAACCGACCCGTCTGATCCAACAACACCAACGTGAGCATTGTAAAAAATTATCGCAGCATTAGCTTGTGCTACTTCACCATTATTGGTAGCAAAATTTATTTTAATTTTATTGTCATAAACGCCCCCCGGATCTGTTATATTCACCTGCCATGTTGTGGTGTAATGCGTGTCTCTGCTTAAAGATATTGTTGTATTATTACCGCCAAAGTAGTTCATTAAATTAGCTTCTACACCACCTATTTCCACTGTAAGTGGTGATGAAGACGGCCAATACTCAGAAGTCAATCCTAACGTTGATCGCAAGTATATACCAAAAGTAAAGGTTATGGTGTCACCTGTTTCATGTACGTATGAATCAAGTATACTTTGATGCTTTATTCCCCATGGAGAGTTTCCAATTGATTGAGAATTCATAAATGTAAACATAGACCAAGGCCCGTCCCAATCATCACTATCTTGTATCACTAGGGATTGGTTAATGTTAACAACATCGGGATCTGTTATATTGGTCGCTAGTCCAATACCTTGTACTGTAGATTCTTCTTCATTTATAAATGCGTCTAATGTACTGTCAGTGTCTTGAAACAAATTACCACTTATATAACTAAACCATTTACCCTCTTTTTTAATAAAATCTGAAACCCTACCAGCGTTTAAATCTGTTTTTATTTCAGACGGTGTGTCAACGTACCAACCTCTATTATTATTTAAATTATAGTATTCTCCATCTGATAAATTATTTAACCAATTTCCAGCCTTATCTTGTATACTAAAGTCTAGAAATTGTGAGACTCTACTTTGTGAACCTTCATAGTTTATAGAATTAAAGGATTTTACAGTATCTGGTCTATCGTTAAATATTATATCAACCGTGCTTTCTGCAAATTGTCCATTGAAAGTATTTCTATTTACATCTGATCTATTGTGTTCAAAAATTCTATTACCAAGACCAGTTAAATACCTTCCAGCAACTGAAAGTCCAGTAGAGTGACTATAAGACTTGAAACTTACCCACCCTTTTGCCACTTCGTTAAAAGAAATGGTATTAAATAAAATAGGTTCATCTACATCAAAATCAATTTCTTCATCTTTGTATGCTAAAGTGATATTATACTCACCATTAAAAGCGTCAAATGATCCAATTATAGATTTTGTTGTTCTTAACTTATCATTAAACCAAGTTTTCATACCAACATTAGATATTGGCGTTAATCCATCTCTAGATAACCTTAAAACAGCTCCACGTTGTTTATCCGTAAAATACATTCTAAAATTATCCCAAGCTAGTGATTCAGGATTTTTTGATATACCATAGTCACCAACAAAAGGTATTGTTTGTCCAAGAACTCTATCTGTTGCAGTTAAATTGGGATTACCTTCAGCGTTAAATACAGCATCTTTGTTGGCTAAAACTTTTAATATTTTATCTTCGCAGAAAGTAATAACATCTGTATCTCTAGTTTTTAACCTTTGTATAGAACCATATGCTGGATTTAAGTCTTTAGTTATTTTTTCTCCCATGTTAAATTGATTCAGATCATTAACACTTGAGTTTGAATTATATAGACCTGAGTATATCATACCACTACCTCTAACTTCCTCTTTATATTCTAAGAAAGTTGTCGACGCTTTAATACCGTTATCTATAGTTGGAGCGTTAAAATCATCTCTTATTCTATTTGACTCAACTCCATTTCCAAATGAATAACAATTAAACCAGTTTAGTTGTATAGGATAGTTGTACACGTCTTGATCTATTCTATACCAACCGTCCGTGGGACCATTTGAAAAAGTAATTGGCACTGCAACTGGATTTAACCAACTACTAAATGTATTTACAGAGAATGGTGTAATTGCTACAATGGTCAACGCACCACCGGGATTATAATAAACCACTAAAACCTGGCATGGACCCGATATAATATCACCAGTTACCTGCATACCCTCTTCTATACCTAACACTTCGACGTCCTGGCCAGATATGATAAGATAATTGACTCCGGTATTTGAGCTTCCCCATCCAAATCCATTCACTGTTACACCACCGCCATTGTCATCAACAACAGCAACACCATTATCATCTATGGTAGCTATAGCCTCTACATTAGATCTAGTAATTGTTCCATCATTGTGTTTAAACTCTAATGTATCTCCAATTAATAAATCTGTAACACCAGTAGGCGTACCATCATTATTTTGATCACATAGAAGTTCAATACAACGAGGTCCATTAGTATCGTTTACATATACTGGATTTGGATATATTGGACTAGCTACAGGTTGTTGTGTTGACAAATCAATAACGTTTCTTATCACGTTGACTCTAGCTGGAACAGCAACTTTAGTTTTTGGCTGAGTATATTGTACTATACTCTCTGTTGTTAATCTTACTGGTATAGCATTTGAGGCTTCGTAATATATATCTAAATCGGCACTTTTTTTAGGTTCTGTTTCCCAACAAGCGCCCTCTGTCAATGAATTTTCATTAGAAAGATTATCTTCGTCATTAGATCTTAATATTTGAATTTGAATAGATCCATAATTTCCATCATCATCAGCAACACCATTGTGATATAATAAACCTCTAGGATCCCAAAGATTTGAATTAATACCTTGACCTGGTTCAAAGGTTTCTGATCCAGTAACTCTACCAAATCTAACTATAATTGTACTTCTTATATCACCTATTAAACCTTCGTTAAGACCGTGGTTTTTTAATGGACCTGGAACATTAAAAGGCACACCTACCGTTTCATACATGGTTACGTTCCCCATACCACCAGTTGCATAAGCATAGTCGTCACTCATTTCAAGTATAAAACTCGTATTGTCTACTTCGTAGACATTATCGGTTGGATCATTTGCAAATCTAAATCTAGTACCAGGTGTCATCATGTGACCTCTGAACAATGAGTTATTAGCGCCACCTATTCCGGGTGTATTCCAACCTCCTAAAACAGAGAAAGTTAATTCATTAAACATACCACTAGGACTCATCAAGGCGCCCTGATTTGCGTTTGGCTCAGCATATGTCATAACTGAATTAAAACCTTTTAGCTCTCCACTATTAGGTACACCACCAGGAATATACCAACCACCACTATAACTTATATCAGTATTTATTTCGAACCCATCTGGTGAATTTGCACCTCCACTAGTTGTTGCTATAGCAACCGCATCATTCCAATTGTCAACAAATAACGTGGTGCCACCTTGAACGTTAAAAAGGCCCTGTCCAAACCCATTATCAACAGTCCAACCAAAAGCATCTATAACATTGTATGCTGGTGTTGCATCTATAAATATATCAGCCTTTCTATTAGGATGAGCGTGCCAGGCATTCCAATAATCCGACACTCTTTGTTGATTAGAACTCCATGCAGTTTGCGGGGCAAGTGATGTTCCACCGTAATCAAAATACCCGTTAACATTCCACGCTGATCCCGCTGTTGCTGTTCCTCCATTAACAGCATTTGAATTTGCTGGATTAAAACCACTATTACTAATATATGTTACTTCAAATTGATCTTCAATTATATAATCACCACTATACTCATGTAAAACATTTTGAGATAGTGTAGCATCTTTTTCTATTTTAACAAAAAATCTACCGTCAAATCGCGGAGCACTCTCTATGTGTTCGTCCTTAAACTCTAAGAAATACGTTATATCAACACACTCAGTGTCAGCCGTGTCTATAGTTACACCTAATGTTTGTGTAAAGTGAAGATAAGCATTAGCTTCGTTACCAAATGTTTCAGACATCACAACACCTCTAGATGTTGTACCCTGAGCACCATCTATTAATCTACCTATTTTCTTCCAACCAGTTTTATATGTAGCTTCAACAGGCGCTTGTAACCAACCACCCTGCACCTGATCATCACCAGCAAAATCATTTTGAATAGCGGCAGTATTACCAGGTCTGTACTCTGCTACTATTCTACCGTAATTAGTATCACCTTTAAATGCTCCTTTATCTAAACCAGCATCATTAAATTCATTACTACCTAATAGAATTTTTCTTCTACCTATTAGTCCATCAGGAACACCAGAAGGATCACCACCGTTACCAATGTTTTGTTGTATATTGTCCACCCCGTAAGCTGCGTTATTATAAACTATAGAGTTTGGTATACGAATCATATCCATTCTTCTACCATCTCGTTTTATGTAATCTGGTGCTTCATTTTCTATGGCTATAATTTTATATCTAGCGTTTTCTAAAACAGGGTTTTGATCACCATGTCCATTTTTAAGAATTAAATAAGTTTCTAAATCAACTTTATTTCTATCTGCAGATGGAAAAGCTAACCACACGTTACCGTCTTCAGCATCATACCATCTATCCATTACTAAATTGTGGTATTCACTGGATGTTTCCTTGACATAGTATTTAACATAATCTATCCAACTTGGTGGAGATTGATTTTGCCAAACTTGTGTTAATATAAATTTATTAGATTTTCCACAATATTCCTTACCAATAGCGACATCTCCAGTTATAGTTAAAGCATCTCCAGCTTCCCCAGATGTTATAGAACTAGCTATAACCGGAGTTTCTCTTCCGTACTCATCTCCAAACACCATACCAAATTTATAACTTCTTAGAGATTTAACGGATTTAACTGGCATTAAGGCGGGTACTTCTTCGCTGAACAGTATTTGCTCTAAACCAACTGATTGATTTATATCATAACCCTGGGTGTAATTACCATAAATCAATCTACTACCACTTATTTCTTGAGATAAAGCTTTTCTTGGAACATTATCCCAAGCTCTAATCAACTGGTTTGATGGCAAAGACTTATGTATCATTTCTGATGTTAATACTATGGATCCAGTATTATCTCCTTGTTCAGAGGTAAATAATTCCCATTCATTATCTATCTCTCTAGTTATAGTTCTAACAACATAGACGTTTTGATCATTTGTTGTTTTAAATAATATATCAATCGTTTTAACATCACTGGGCCTGAGAATATCTGGTGGTATAAAATCAGATATGGTTAACATTCTAACGTTATTAGTCATACCCACGTTATAACCATTTTTAGCATTATATAAGAACTTACCAGGAAGAAACGCTAATTCTGACCATGGAGAAAAAGTAGAATATTCATTATCATCATATCTATATCTATAAGCAAATCTACCTAATTGTAACTCAAATAAAGGTTTTGAAGTTTGAAGATTAGCCTCCCAATTAGTGATAACACTGGTTACATTGGAATTAACATTAGTTAATTTAACTGAGATTTCGGTTCCTCCAATCTCACTAGTCAAGTTTAAAACAGCCGCGGTTATAGTTATTGCTTCGTTTTGATCGAAATTAGTAAAAGTAAGTAGATCACCAGCTAAAATATCCACTTCTTCTTCCACCATTATAGTTTGCTCATCTCCCACTAATGGTAACATTGATATACCTGTTTCAGGATTTATCGTGTTAAAGCTATGCGAAATATTAAACGTCGTTGTACCACTCCTTGTTGTTCCTCGCATTACAATATTCGGTGCTTGTTTTGGAGCTTTACGTATAACAGTTATGTTTTCTTTTTTTAGATATGCATTATCTAAACCGGGTTCTAAGTCTGTTACTGGTACTATATCGCCGGTTAGTGGATTTGTGACGTACAGTAAAGAATGTCTAGTTCCGTCATTAACTAAGGCTTGACCAGAGGAAAGATCTATTGGATTTGTGCCCAATATACTTTTATCAATATTTATCTTTTTAGGCTCGTTGTGATTATCTGTCCAAAATAGTAGATTGTTGATAACATTTATTCCAGTTATATACCTATTTGGACTAAGATTTAATAATCTTTTTTCTTCAGGCATTTTAAATATTACACCTACAGCACCACCAAGTCCTAATGTTTGAGACGTATTTAAAACAATTGTATCATTTTCATTGGCGTTGTTATTTGAAATAACATCTTGGACTAATACCCAATCTGGTTCCCCATTTTCATTTATTAGCAAATGAAAACCGTCTTCGTCAAAAACTCCAATCTCCATACCTGGTATGTAATTGCTAGCTGTTTGGGGTAAAATATTTAACGACGTCCAACCCTGAGCAGTATTTGACGGGTTAAACATCGCTTCAGCAAAAACAGCACCTATATTACCAGCGGTAATAAATCTATCGACTATAACATATGTCATGGTGCCGTCCACATGTTGTTGAACTATGTAATCGGCCCACGTTTCAATTTCATCTAACCCTGATAACTCCTCACCACTATATCCAGTGTAGGTAGGTGCTGATACAAAAAAATACGCAGTATCATTCTTGTCATCAGCGACACTTCCAACAATAGTTGTACTTTCTTCTGTAAGAGTAAATAAATTATCTTTAGTAAGTAGCGCTGTTTCTCCCACCACCACGTTACCAGGAATATTTTGAATAACACCAGCGTCACCAACACCATTGCTAGCACCACCGCTATCGGTTGTTCTAATTTGAATATTCATGGCATCACGATACTCACCGTTAGGTAGAACTCTCTCGTCAAGATCTTTATTCATTCTACCTGTTGTAAAACTATGTTTAATTTCTGGCATAATGCTATTTTATTGGTTTACTTAATCCTTTTAAAATTTGAGTAAATTCCTCAATCTTAATGTTTGATAATCTTATTTTTGCTTTTCTAGTTTCAGCAAATTTTTCTTTTTTAAATCTTTGTACTATATATTCTGGCATATTAGATCTTGTAGATAGTATACCGTACATTATCCATTTATATACAGCTTCTTCGCAGAATTTATGTACAACCATCTCGTCATCAGTACCTAAACCATCACTTATATATCTTAATACTACTGTTTTTCCACCTAAAGAAGAACCAAAGTGTATCCAGTTCTCTGGATAATCTATAAAAAATGTTCCATTTTGTTGTGCATATTGTGGATCCAATCCATACCTTCTACCTCTATGATCTAATATTGAATCAGAACTTGCACTATCAATAGACCCTGTATCATCGTCACCTATACTACTCCAGTTTGTTGAAGTTGTAGAAGCACCAGCTCCAATTAAACTACCAGTGTTATCATATTGATAATTACCATTTTCATCTTGTGATATATGAAACGGAGAAGATGTTTTACCTGTTGGATACAATACTCTTTCTATTCCATCACTACCAACTCTAGATAGTTTAACGTAGTTTATGTAGTCGTGCGGGAGTGGTGTTACTAACGTGTTCGGGACTTCAAATTCTATTAATTTAACAGATCTAAAAACATCGTAAGAAAGTTCTTGAATAGCGCGCATAGCATGAAACTGAACATCTGTTCTATTTACTTTGTTTATTATTTTATCTTCTCCAACATAAGTGTACATAAAAGCACTTATTATATTATGTAGCGATACAAACTGATAATGACTATTAGCTAGTCCAGTTGCACTTTGAGGTGTTACATTATCAAAAAATCCCATAGTTAATTATTTTGTGATTGGTGAGTACTTTGTATATCTATCATAGCAGCTTGTTGCACACTAGGATCTTCTATGATAACACCTGCTAGTTGAAGTATTCTATTTACTAAACGCTCTTCTTCAGAAACGTGTAGTTCAAAATTAATACTAGTGTTTACATTAAATAAAGCTGAGTTATTAGCAACAACATATCCCCATTGTGGTGCCATTGGCACTCTCCAGTAATAAAGTGAAAATGTTGTTTGCAATGTTGGAGTTGGATATATCCTTAATCTACTATTACTGTCTCTAACAAAAACAGGTCTTATTTGCGAGGCAGCTAGTAGTGGATGATGTTGAGAATATACAACTTCTTTATTTGTCATCTCTGTTACCTCTGTAAAATGAAGATCTTCAATACCAGGAGTTGTAGCATTAGCAATATCGTCTGTAGCAAATGAAAAACCCTCAGGCACAATATGTACTTTTTTTAATGCGTCTATCATGTATAAATTTTCATCAACGTTGATACCTAATTCACTTATGATACCAGTTAAATCAATCCAACTATTACCCGCATCTTGAATCCAAGTCGCTATAGTTTGAAAAGGTTGTAGTTTTTCTTGATTCATTTCTATATCATCAAATCCACTACCCATTTGATTTTTCTTTTTATGATAAGCTGTTTTTGTATCATGAAAATAACTATCAAATATCTCCATTTGAACCTTATTAGCTAATAAATTAAACTCTTGAGGTGTTATATAACCTCTTTGTTCTTTATTAGCTAAAGCTAAAACTTTTTGATATACGTTATCTATTCTAACCATTTTGTTTACTTTATAATATATTTTACTATATTATAGTTACATACTAAGTAGAAAGGTTAGCACCTAAATAAAAATAGCCACTCCTTTCGGGTGGCTATCTCTACTAGATTAAGAATTATTATTTCATTCTTTTTTCTATGTTTGCGTATATTTCCATTCCTTCATCTGTTTTGAAGAAAGCAGCTAGCGCTGAATATGGGTGTTCGTCAAATGGAATAGTCATAACTTTTCTATCATTAGAAGACCACATAAAGTATCGTTGATCAGAGGATAATTTAAGTATTCCAGCTTCAACAGCTTTAATACCAAAATTTCTAAGTTCAACACTATCATCAGAGACGAGTTCTATGAATAGTTTAGGATTTCTTTTAGCAAATAATAGTAAATCTCTTTTAAGTTCTTTAGAACTCATATTAGATACTTCAGATCCAATCTCTACTCTCATAATCGCTTCAGCTATATCAATATCTAAATTTTTAGCTAACATTAATGCTTCAACTTCAAACTCTAACCAATCTAAATGATTTTCAGCTATCTTAACAGGTTCGTGTTCATAAAACACTCTACCATTATGCGGGTGATATATAGATAAAAACTTCTGTAATGTCACTTGTTCTTTAGGAACAAAAAGCGCTCCACTTCTAAAAACTATATGTTCTAATCTCTGTTCACCCTTCATTTCATCAACAAAACATGTTCTTTGGTTTTGACAATATTTTATTTCTCTTTCAAAACCAGCTTCTTCATCAAACCAATATAAATCACAAGACTTAATTGATCTTGATAAAGGTTTCTGTCTACCTTTTAAATAGTAAATTCTATCTTTAATCTCCCATTTAGGTTTTTGTGGTTCTTTTTTTACCACCGGTTTCTCCATAGTAACCGTTTCTTTAACTACAGGTTCTTCAACCTTAGTTGTTTCTTTTTTCTTTGCCATAATATAATATATAATATAATTAATAAAAAATATAAGGGCGATACTAGACCGCCCTTATAAAATAAAGTGTCCTACTTCATTAACATGAAGTTGTTAGCACCTTGTGTAATTAAACATCTTTCTGATAACATGTGAATTTGCATAGCATCAAGCGATGTAGTAGCAGCTCCAACAGAACCAGTTGTCCAAGTTTTTAACTTTCTGTTATCTGTTTTAGAAGCTCTATATCTAACGTGTAAGAATGGTCTCTTCATATTCTTACCCATTTGTTGATCATATACAGTTGATGTACCAGCTGGTATCATAACACCTCTAATAGCATCTGCAGCATTAGCGGCATTAATACCACCTCTTGTAGCTAAATCATTCAAGTATCTAAAGTCAGATTTATAGAAGTCATAAGAACCTCTTCTAAATCCTGAGAAACCTAAATTAAGCGCCATGTTCTCGTCGTTGTCAAATACTCCATAAGAAGTACCTCCAGCTCCGTAAGAATTCATAGAAGCTAACATATCATCCATTGCTAAACTAGTAGCTCTATTTACAAACATCATGTATTCTTCAATAGCACCTTGTTTATCAAACTCCGCTAAAATAGCATCAAACTCAGCTAAATCAGTAGCAGCGTTAACACCAGTAACACCAGAAGTAATATTACCTCTTGACTCAATAGCAGCGAATAAACCTTCAGTACCAACTAGAGTATCAGTGTCAGAACCATAAACAAACGAGTCTACAGCATTTTCAGCAGAATCATCTGTATCATCAGCTTTAACAGCTTCTAACATTGACATTTCTAAGTAATCAGTAAATCTAGCTCTTGTGTCAGCTTCAGCTTTTAAATACCAAAGATAACCTGATTGTCCTTCTTCACCAGATACTTCAACCCAACCAATTCTAGCTGTATCAGATCCTGATACCTCGTAGTAATCTTTCATTATGATTGGTTTGTTAGAGAATGACTTGAAATCTGGTTCATTAGCACCTCTTGACTCAGCTTCCGTAGAAGCAGCAGCGTTAGTGTAATAACCAGTTCCTTTATTGTATTCAGAACCATAAACTAAAAGAGTAGTACCAATAGCTGTATTTGTAGCTGTAAGTGCAGCACCATAAGGCGCAAGTGTTATATCATCAGTTGAAACAGCTGTAACGATACATTTTCTTATTTGATTAACATCTGAAATAATAACAGTATCATTTACTCTAATACCGTGGTGTATACCAGATAAACCGTTTGAAATACCAGTAGTACCAGTACCAGCACCTTTAGCACCATCAATATCTTGTTGTACTATAAATGAGGTTGTATCTGTTAATCTACCCTTATAAGATAGATGTAATCTACCTTGTTCAGACCATACAACTTGATCAGCTTGCATAGCCTCTTCCGCTCCAACTTTTTCTAAGAAACCTCCAATAGTTCGCGGACCGAATACTTCAGCTTCTTTTTCCATTAAGTCAGGCAGGAATTGTTGAGCCCAGTCATTAGCACCGGACGTAAAATCCAAAAAGTTACTAGCTAAAGCTTGCTGTTGTGCAGCAGGCGTGCTATTTAACAATGGACCAGTAGTAATTGCCATAATTAATTTATTTTAAAATTGTTATTTTTTATTTTTACTCTTAATTTTAAATTTGAAATCATTAGCAGAATCACCTAATACTCTATACTTAACTCCTCCAACATTTGTTTCACCATGTGTTTGACGAGGTTCAGTATTTATATTTTTATCTTTAGCGACACGATCTTTTATTGCGTCAGCTTTTCCTTGTTCATAAAAATGACTAGCAATAGCATCTGCATTCATAGCTGTAAATAAAGATTTGTGATAACCAAGACCATCTTCTATACCAATATTGTCTTTGCCAACAAATTTATTTACAAAATTATTGAGATCACTTTGGGTTTCTTTAACCTTATTAACGTCTTTAACGTTAAATCTAAATTTTTTATCACCAACGTTGTATTCAAAACCTTTGAATTCTTCGTTAAAAACTTCATTTGTTTTCTTAGTGAATTTTGATTTAGCTTTTTCAGCTGCTTTTTGACCCGCTGCTTTTTTCTTTTCAAATTCATTGAAGAAATTAATTGCTTTTTGTTGTTCTTCGGTCAACTTTGACCCAGCTTTAATATCTTCATAATATTTAGACTTTTGCCTGTCTAAGTGGGCTTTAGCCTCGGCAACTTGCTCTTTAAGGGCTATTTTCTTTTTACGTATAGTTCTTTCATCGTCAACATCTTCATCAATACCAAAGTTATCTTCCATTAAAAAGGATCTTTCCTCTGGTGATAAATGAGATTTAGTTGAACGATAATATTCATCTAATATTTCAGAGTCATCTAACTTATCGATTTCTCTATTCAACTTAACGTAGTCATTGAGATCACCACCTGTTTCTTCCATGAATTTTGCAATTTTTTGCAATTGATCAGGCAATGGTAAGTTGTTTTCTTTAAAAGTATCTATTGCTTCTTCTACCTCTTCGGTATCAACTTTAAGATCTTCTATTGTAACCTCCTCTAGCGTTGGTAAATCTTGTTTCTCCTCGACTACTTCTTCTTTAGGTGATTCTGGAATTTCTTCATTAACTACGACCACCTCTTCTTCAACGGGTTGTTGTTCAACCTCTTCGTTTTTAGATTCTGGTGGATTACCTAAATCTACCTTAAAAACACTACTATCCCCAGCGCTTTCAAATTTAGATTCATCTACTTGTTTAACCTCTTCTTGAGGTTGTTCAGTTACTTCTTGAGTAACTTCTTTATTTTCTTCTGCCATAATAAAATTTTATAAAATATTAAATATTAGAGACCAAGACCTTCTATTCCTGCATCCCCCGTAAGTATATCATTACCTGATGATTCAAAGTTTTTAGTGGAATCACCCTGTTTTCTTTGCTCTATCATTTGTTTTTGATGAGCAGCTTGTCTATCTACTCTTTGATCTTTTCTATCTTCTCTCATTTGCTCGTCACCAATCTTTGTTTCTCTTTCCATTGCTTTAAGTTGAGAATTTAATTCAAACTCAAATTGCATTAATTCTTTTTTACCTTGAATTTCTTGTTGTAAGTATTGAGTTTTTAACTGTCCTTTGGTTTGCTCTAATTGCATCTCTGCTTGCATCTTTGCATTATTCTTTTCAACTTCAGATTGAGCGGCTATTTGTTGTTGCTGAGCATTAGCCTGAGCTTGTGCTTGCATGTTCTGCTGTTGCATAGCTTGATCTCTTTCCATTTTTCTCTTTCTTTTAACCTTAAGTAGTTGGTTAGCGAGTTTAACGTTTCTAATTTCACGTAAATCAATTGCGTCATCAAGATCAATAGTTTGTTGCTGTAAAGCTATTTGAATGTTGTTTTCTAATATAGCTTTTTCTTCTTCATCTGGTAGTAACTCTATGAATATACCAAAATCATAAAGATGTAAATCCTTTATCTCCTCAAGAGTCGCTACATTGTGAACACCTACTGCTCTTATAAAGGCTTCTTTCGTTGGAGAGTACTCTACTATATCAGATATTCTTAAAGATAAACATTCAGCCACTTCAGCTGTTAAGTATAGCATAGAGTTTAATATATGTCTAGTTGCTGTATTAGAATTAGCAGCTGCTAACTTTTGTACACCAACTAAAGCTTTTGGATCTGGCATGCTACCGTCTCTAGCTTCATTAAGTCCGGTTACGTCTCTTATCATTTGTAGATAATAATTGTAAGCTGTTATTAAGCTTTGTATTTTATTTCCACCAGCTCCATTTTGTATTTGTTGAATTGGTACTTTACCTGGGTTCATATCCCCTTCAGATGTAAAACTCCTACCAATAACACTACCAGTTTGAAAAAACATGTTAAGGGCTTCTTGTGGATTATAATTTGTTCCGTTACCTAAATCTATTTCCGCTAACCCGTCAACATCAAGATAAACACCGTCTGGTACCATTCTTGCCATTACTTGTTGTAACTTCAAGTGCGTTAGTTGAATCATATCAGCAAAACCTGTTATTCTGCTAACTAAAGATTCGATCCTACCCTTGTATAATTTTGGAGCCACAATTTGATAGTTCATTTTAACTGAACTAAAATCAGAATCTGATCGCATCATATTGTCAACCATTTTCCATTTTAATAACTTATCGCAACCTACTAAATAAACACCTTCATACAGCACTTCAACAACTCTTTCTAGTTTACTAAATTCTCCATCCATACTTTCTACCGGTGGATTAAATGTATCATCTTTTTCTATAACTTTCTCTGCACCACTACCTAATGTTTTTAATTTATAAACATTATTCATGTGTGTTTTATAATTAAAGTATAAAACCTCTATTTTGTTTTTGTCAGTTGTTTTATGATATCTAGCTCTACTATAAGCGTTGGCGCCAGAATTTTCAGTTATCTTTTTTATATCTTGTTCTGTTAATTCTGGAAATTCTTTTACTAATTCATTTATTGGTATTTCTTTTATTTCCCCAATGTAATACACATCTTCAAAGTATGGTGACTCTGTGTATGAATAAACTAAATTTGCTGGATCTATGTATTTAGCTTTTGCTCCACTAGCCCAGTCAAAAGTTGTTTTTGTTGCAGCTATACCTATAACGCATAAATCTTCTAAACATCTCTTTCTAACTAAGTCATAATCACTGTTTTCCATTAAGACGTTTATAGCTTGTTCTTCCGCTAACTCTACAGCTTGTTTGTAATTCAACTGCATGTGGAGAGCTAATTCTTCTTCTGTATCTGGTAAGGTTTCAGGATCGTTTTCATAAAGATCAATATCAAAGTCCATTTTAACCGCTTCATTAAACTCCTTAGCTCTCATATCCCTAAGCATGGATTCCATATACTCTGTTCTTTTACTAACACCATATTGATCTTGAGAAAAAGCGTTGATATCAAATGTTCTTTGAGCCATACCGTTTACAACGATATCTACAAATTTTGAAATTATTGGAACTGGTTTCCAGTCTAAATTAAGATAAGATAAATCACCATTTATAGATAATTCATCTTTATATTTCTGTATTGATTGTTCTCCTCTAGCATATAATCTTAACTCATGAAACTTATTTATTTGAGTACTAAACTTTGATGTAGCCCCATGAAACCACTCGTGTCTTATAGCTTTTGCAACTTGTAATCCATACTTTTCACTAAGTTTTTCTAAATCACTAACCGCTTGAGATGGAAAATTTATAACAGACTCTGTCATATTTCTTGTTTTATTATTTTAGATGTTACTCCTTTGTTATTATATTTCGATATACCAAGGTTTAGTGGTGTCTTATCTCTCTCTTGATTTGGTCTATATAAATGTCTATTGCAAGCCATTATAGCTAAACCAGAGCTTATTGATGCATCATGTTTTGTTCGTTTGTTTATATCAAACTTAGACCAATCGTTTAAAGTAGAATTAAAATACATAGTACCATATGTACCATCTTCAAGTAAACCAACATGATCATTTATATAGGTTTCTATAGCTGCAGCGTGAGCTTGTTTTATATCTTCACTAGAGTTTGGTATACCACCAACTTCTTTTTCCGCAACAGATAGTTTATTCCAAACTTTATCTGGTCTATTAATACTAAACTTTCTATATCCTCTTCTTCTAAGATAGTACAAAAGTCTAGGTTTATTATTTTCTGCTAACAATGGCATTCCATAAAATACTAGTGCCATCAAAACGTCTTCAAAAAATATATCAGCTGTTTGTGGTCTCGCTATATATTCTAAAAAGAAAGTGTTAGCCGGAGCGTCTTCCATTGAAAACTTAGTTAATCCATGTAAAGCCCCTTTTGATCCAGTACCATCAACTGTTCCTGATATGTCATATGAGTCACAACCAAATGCTCCCATATGTTCATTGCCTGGATATTTTACTCCATTTTTAACTATTACACTATTTTGAAGTTTTTGATTAGGCACCCAACTAACTTTAAATCTTCCTTTTGGATCTGGATTAAAAGTAACTTTAGTATCTTTAATACCATTGACCCATTGAAAGTTGCCAGGTGTTAACACTGATGAATTTCTATTACCTTCATTATAATCTATTTGCTCATATATTTTAACGAGATTAAATAAACTATTGCCTGTTTCATCTCTAAATGCGTGTTCTTCTGTTCTAGGAAACTGACGATAAAATTCATTTAAAGCGTCTTGATCGTCTTTAAGTCCATCAGCTTCATTGTCCCAGTGGTCTATCACACCGTAATCTATCTCTATTCCATGGGGATCAAATGTTTGTTCGCTAGGAGTATTGAATACAGGTTGACCGTATTCGTCAATGAAACCCTCATAATTCCACTCCATGGGTATAAACAAAGAATACAATCCTGATTTTGTTTGCCCGTTTCTATTTCGCTTTGTAACATCTGAATTATAATATAGATCTTTAAAATTATCTCCTCCTTTATCTAGTGCGTTAGAAGTGGATCCCATCATGCATTTACCTATAATTCTACTACCTAATCGCAAGCAAGTTTTTGTAACTCTCCAGTTGTTTTTTATATTATCAGGTCTTTCCCATTTACCACTCTCATCGTGAACTAATAAAGAAAGCTTTTCACCGTCATAACTATTGTCACCTGTATTTTTCCAATCTATAGTAGTATCAAGACCCTCCATGTCATCTTGTTCCTCTCGTTCCCTCATTTTTTTACGAGTAAACTTTTTAGCAGGAACTCTATATGCTAGTTCTGATTTTGGACGATCCATACCGTCTTGTATTGGTTTAAAGAAGAATGGATAGTTAATACTAATTGGTACCACTTTGTCAGTAAACATTTTTTTAGCATCAGCACCAGTCTTAGACAATATACCAAATCTACTATCACTAGCTAATGTAGCTTGGTGTACTGTTTCAGCTGAACTCATAAATGAAAAACCAGAACGTCTATTTTTTAAATAACACATTCCATAACTTCTTTTATCTGCTTTACAGGCTTCCCAAAATATAAAGAACAATCTATTTGCTTCTCTATAATCTGGAGCACCAACATCAATCTTGCTCCACTGTAAATACATATAATGCGTACCCGTTATATATGTTGGTTTACCATTGTTCATAAACCAAAAACCCTCTTCTCTTCTTCTAAACTCTTCGTCTATATATCCATAATGTTTTTCTTTAAAATCATCTGGATAATCTTGCCAATCAAATACTGTCTTAATTCTTTTAAAATCAGGATTAGGTGGAAACTGTTTCCATTTTTGTTCTGATTTTATTTTACTACAAGAATATACTTCTTTAGGTTGCTTAGGTAAAGCTATTTGAAAACCTTGTATCTCAAGTATTTCACCTATCATACCAGTTTTAGATATAGAAACTATATCAGATTCCTTGTTGTAGCCATACTCCCATTTTTTAGACTTATTAAGTCTTTTAATGGTATTTAATTTTATAGGTTCTACAACTTTATATAATGTTTGTTTATAGTTATTCATCATACGCACTTATATCTATCTTAAAACTATCACTTAAACCTTCTTTGTCTATCAAATCGTGACAAGCCTTAGTGTTTTGTTTGTAAAATTCTTTCTTTGATATTTTTGATTTAAAATACTTATCAAACATTTTATCAACTCTGCACTCCTCGGGTCTTGTGTTATATATAGAACACTTGTTAGTTTTTTTGTTTAAATGAGAACAAACACCATTTATATCATGAGGTAATCCTGATCCACTAACATTCCTACAGCAAGCACCACATTGTGAACATAAAAATTCCATTATCTAGATCTTCCTTCGGCAAATCCCTTGAAAGTATTTTTCTTTTCCTCTTCAATAGGCTTACCCTCTAACATAGCTTCTTCTTCATGGATTCTATTTAATATTTCAAAAGCATCAAATATAGCTAACTTTTTTGTAGCTGCAGCATTCTTTAATCTGTCAGCTGATATATCTTCGTCTGAATCTACTATTTCTTCTCTAGCTACTTTAATTAACTCTTCAACCGCCTTGTGTCCAGCTTGGATTATATTCTTTTTCGTTTCCTTGATATTCATATTTAATTGTAATAAATTTATTCATAACCCTATATAATCTTTCTCCATCAATAATAAATTCATATTCACTATTGGGTGTAAAACCCACTAATTCCTCTTTATTAAATGTTCCATCAGAATATTTAATAACACCAACTAGTGGTCTTTCAACTTCATTTCTAAGTTTATCAATAGAAACTAATGGTTTAACAAAACTATAACCAGGCGTTGCTTTTTTATTATATAAAAAAATTTGATCACCCGATATCAAATACTTATTTTCTTTCCAATAAGATCTACTATTTCTTTCCCTACCTTTAACATCTGTCCATCTTCTAAATATATTGTGATGCACTATTACCTCATCACCCACGTTAATGGGTGATTGAAATAACAGTGGAGTAGCGATTATTTTTGCTCTTCTATTTACAAAATGGTGATTAAAAATATCTGTATTAAGTATAAGTTCTTTTTCTCCAACTTTTTTAGAATTATTATATCTTTCACCTATTGGAGAAACTATAAAATCTTTATAAGCTTTCATTAATATTCTAGATTATACTCAACTGATATAGCCATATTTTTATTAAAATCTTTCCAAGGTATAACCACTTCTTCTTTTCTAATATATATAGAATATTTATCTTCTTCTTCTATTATATCACAAATTTTATGACCTCCATACACTTCCTGATTAACAGCATAGTGCATGGAGTCATTTTTATAATCTTTACCTATAGTGATTTTTCGAATTATATTATTCTTCATTTTTACTACCTTCTACCTTCCAGTTTATTGTGCCATCTACAATATTAACATCGTCATTTCCATACTCTTTTCTTAAAGTATCACGCATATCATTTATGCTTTTCTGTGCGCCACCTAACTCGTGTAATAGGTTGTGTTTTTGGGTCTCTAATTTACCCACATTAAACTGAATTCCATTTATTGTATTTACTACTTTTTGTAGTTGTTCAAGATGTTCTTTTGAAATCTTCTCTGCCTTTGGTTTTAATTCAACCGTTTTTTCTTTTGCCATATTTTATTATATTTAATTTAAGTTAATTTATTTTTAGTATTCTAATCCAAGCATTAATTCGATTGGATGTTTAAAACATATTTCGTCATCATCCTCTAGTGTTGCCGCTACATTTGATGTTAATACTAATGTCGTGTGAGAACCATCATCCTCTATAGTTGAAACTGTACCGATTGCTGCACCATCAGCTGCAACTAGTTCATCTCCAGGAGCAAACAATATATCACCAGCCGTGCCATCGCAGTTTAAAGTAGCCGTTGCATCAGCGGTATATCCAGATCCATTATCTATTTCCATGCCTGTACCAAAATCTGCTCCACCTTCAGCTGCTATACCAGCAACCCATATAGTTTGATAACCCTTAGTTGTTCCAGAATAATTTGGATCACCTTCTAATATTATAGGTGAGAAACCAGATATCATTCCACCTGTTGCATCATCTTTGTCTTGCATCCCATCAGCAAGTATACTATATCCAACAAGTTCGGCATCAGTACTTCTTGTCTCTGTTGCCGCTAAAAACTTATAACCTATAATATGTTTTCTAATCAAAACTGCGTTAGCTACTGCTAGCGCCGAATTAGAAACGGGTAAAGCTGGAGGAGCAACTCCATCAACTGATTTAGCAAAAATAAGTGACATATTCTTGTCATTAGCGGCTGCACCGTTTGTTCCCTGCACTATAGCTGTTACCGATCTAATAGCACAACCACCTCTTGGAATTTCAAGTGCATGCCAATCGAACAGCACATCACCTGCGGTATAAGCGGTAGCGTGTGCCGCTCCATTAAATGCTGGTTTAAATCTTGCTAAGTGAAATTTACTTTGTATTGCCATAATTATTTATTATTATTTTGTTGTTCATTCTTTTTTGACGATCCGCCGAAAAAGAAATCGACTACCGTATTAACTTTTGCGCTCATTGCGCCAAATATTGTAGAGATAAAACTTATCTCAAATTCTCCTAATTCTAGATCTCCCATTACAAAGTATCTAAACATCATGAAACTTAATCCAAAATATGCTAACGTGAATAATGACGCAAGTATCTTTTGAATAAGCGCATCGTCTTTATACATATCGCGAGCGCTCTTTCTGTCTTCGACTTCCTTTGCGAAGGCTTCTTTCTCAGCTTCAAGTAATAATCTTTTAAGAGCAAGCTTTGCTTCATCTCTTTCTTTGTCTGTTGTAATAACTTTGTCAAGTATTCCTTCTGCATTATCTACTATCTTACTGAATAAGCCACCTACTAAATTTTTTATCATCTTTCATTATCTTTTATCATATCATCGATAGACTTATTCATTACCTTATCGGTGTATGACTTGTTATTAAAAAATATACTCTTATCAGAGGTTGGTATATCCTCTTCACCTAAGAGTATTCTATAAATTCTACTTATTAAGTGTGAACACTTAAAGGAGGTTTTGAATACAGAGTATTTGATGGTTGTTCTATTTCTATGTCTCCAAGTTTCTATCCAACCATTCCTCCTTAATTTTTCCCAACGGTTCTTGTCCCAACTCATTGTATAAGTACCGTCAATAAATTCTTGACGCGTGAATCTTCCTTTACAATCTAAGTAAATAAGAAGTTCTAAATCTGCGTCAGTCAACCCGTAAGTTTTACAGGCCCATTTTCTAACGAGCCTGTAATACTTAAGGATTTGTAAATCACGTAAATCGTGACTTGTTAATCGCATGCTAATTATACAGTAGCAGACTCAACTAAGTGAACAGTAGCAATTGCAGTAGCTAAGTGACCACTTAAGTGCCAATTTACTCCATCACACACAAAATGCATATTCATGCCTTCTGCTGATTGTGCGACGTCAGCGTCTACAGTGATTTTAGACATACCATTAAAGGCGTCTACAGTAGAGTTTGCTGCTAATGTAATAAGACCACCATATATATCAGTAGCATTACCGTCTGTTTTAATTATAAAATCAGCATCATCATCTGAGTTTACTAAAAAACAAAAGTCATACCAAACTCCAGCTGAAGTTGACGCTGCAGGTAATGTTAACGTTACATTATTATCCACAGTTGACATATCGACAGTAAATAGTTTACCAGATTCAGTAGCAGTCAAAGTTCTTGTAACAGCAGAGCCGTTAGTAATAGCCTCTACTTCTCTTCTGCTACCAACAATACCTCTTGTTATACCAGTAACTCCAGTTATGTTACCATTTACATAAGTACCAGCAACAGCGTCAGCTATAACAGTCATAGTTTTTGAACCAGAACCATCTATAGCAGCACCTATAAATTCCATTACTTCCTGTTCTTTATTTGAGCTAACAGCCAACTCTATCTTATCATAAGCACCAGAACTAGCAGCTCCTTGTACAGCGTCAAAGTAAAGAATAACTGATGTGTCACCCTGGTGGTCACATCCTCTAAAGTTATCAGCTAAATTCATATAAGCGTCATTATCAGCCGCTTTTATAAATACAAATTTTTTTCCCATTTTAAAATTTTTTTAAGTTATTAATTAATTGTTTTCGATTTGTTGTTTGAGGATTATGGATTATGGTTTGTGTATAATCTTCTTTAATAGATATTACATACTTTTTAGAAATAGTAACTATTCTACTAGAACTATGTCTCTCGCACGTATAACCCTGTACATGTTGTCTTTATATGCTATATCGTGTCCGGCAGCTCCATCATAGTATATAGAATCACCTTTCTTAACTATAGGCACATCATTTCCAATAGATATTATATTTGCTTTTCTGTATCTATTTGACTCATCTGTCTCATCTGTTAAGATTAAACCTCCAACCTTCTTTGGTCCTTCTTTAATTATATCAACTATAACGTAATCATTAATTGCTTGCATCTGGTATTCTTATATTTGAAATTACACAATCTGCTGACATGATAGTTAAAGCTACACTTACAGCATTTTTAAGTGCAGATTTAGTTACTAATACTGGATCAATTATTCCTTCTTTAATCATGTTAGGAAATGTTCCATTTACAACATTACAACCATATCCTTCTTTCATATTACTAGGATTCATAGATAATCCAGCGTTATCCATTATAGTTTCATATGGTGAAGACAATGCTTTTAACAACACTTTACCGGCTAGTCCGGTCGAAATTTTTTGAGAAGCATTTAATAAGGCTATTCCACCTCCTGGTACTATACCTTCTTTTAATGCTGCTTTTGTTGCAAATATACCATCTTCAACTCTATCTTTCTTTTCTTTTAACTCAACTTTAGAATTAGCACCAACTTTAATCATACCAACGCTTCCAGATAACATAGCTAATCTTTGCTCTAGTTTCTTTTTAATATATCCATTTTTCTCTTCAGCTAATTTCTTATTTAACTCATCTATTCTACCCTCAATATTCTCATTCATTCCTTCTAGTGTTAAAACTGTTGTTTTATCGTCAGTTATACTAGATTCAGCTTCACCCAAGTGTTCTGGTTTCATGAGATCTAAATCATCACCCAACTCCTCGTTAAGTACTGTAGCTCCGGTTAATATAGCTAAATCCTCAGTTGCGTCTTTTTTAGTAGGACCAAAACCTGGTAAATCTATAATATTAACTTTAATATTACCTTTAACTTTGTTCATCATGAGTGCCGACTTTACTGATTGCGCAACTGGTGCTATTATAAGTAAAGATCGGTTATTTTTTATAACGTGTTCTAATATGTTTTGTATTTTTCTTATATTAGGTATTTCAGATGAACATATAAATACTAGCGGGTTGTCCAATTCACATGTATATTTCTCAGTATTTGTTACAAAATGCGGAGATGTTAATCCACAATCAACCTGAACGCCATCCACAATGTCAACGTAAGTGTCCTCAGTTGGAGATTCTTCCATAAGCACAACTCCATCTTTGCCAACCTTCTCGTATGCCTCTGATATTATATTACCTAACTCCTTATCATTATTGCATGATATAGAACTAACAGATTGCAACATGTCGCCCTCTACGTCAATTGCTATACTATTTAAATAGCTAATGACACTATCTAGTGTTTCATTTACTCCATCTTTAATTTCTCTGATTGTAAGACCATCTGCGATCGCAGTGTCTATTTGTTTGATTAGTGCTTCAGCTAAAACTGTAGCAGTTGTTGTGCCATCACCAGCTTCTTTGACTGTATTTCTAGCAGCTTCTTTTATTAAGGTTGCCCCCATGTTTTCAACCGGATCATATAAGACTACGCTTTCCGCAACGGTTACACCATCTTTTGTTATGACCGGTTTGCCCCTCCCGTCCTCGTAGACTACGCACCTTCCTGATGCACCTAAAGTGGACTTTACGGCTCGGGCTAATTTATTCACGCCGGTGATTACCTTAGCTTTAGCATCATCGCCAAAGCTAAGATCTTTCACCAACTCACTTGGTAAGTTGTATTCCATAATGTATTTGATTTTATTAAATTAAATTGTGTAGATTAAGGCTCTACTTATAGTATCCTTTTGGCTTTTTAACCCATTCCCACACTTGTTTTCCAGACTCTTCTTTTTCACCAAAACCACCTGTTTGTTTCCAAATGTAACCCTCTCTATCTCCTGTTCCATGAGTGTCAGCGTCTGTTGCTCCACCCGGTTCAACACCTTGTTGTTCTTCTCTGGTTTCAGTATGGTACTTTCTACCATCCCACATAAAGTTTTCTTTACCAGCTTTTCTAGCTGCAGCAAAAGCTTCCTTAAAAGTTTGTGTAGGTGTTTGGTTGTTTTTCTTAACTTTTTCTCCATCTACTTTTTTAACAACTTTTTCTCCACCCTTTTTAACAATAGTCTTGTCTGTTGTCACATTTAAACCTTCACCTGATTTCTTTTTCTCGGTTCCTCTTATTACCTCTCCTTTATTGTTTTTTAAAGTTCTTGTAACCGCATCTTTTCTTCCTTGTTCGTTAGTTGTCTTTTGTGTTTCCAATGTAGCAACACCTAAGTCTCTATTAACATCTTTATTCAAATTAGCTCTCTTAGGTTTACCTTCTTTAATGTTTTTAACCATCTGTTTTTTTCTAGATAGTTTGTTCTTTACATTAGATATTCTATTTTCTAATCTCCCTTTTTTTCCTTCAGATATACCTTCTTTATTTAGCTTTTCTTCTAACCTTTGTTGTTTTTTAGTTAATCTTTCAACAGCTCTTTCAGATTGGTTTTTGTTTAAAGGGCCTGTAGCACCTTGTGCGCCTTGAGGAGGTTGATTTTGCCATCCGCCCCAGCCGTTCATTTTAAACGCCATAATATTATTTTTTTATTGTTTATTAATTAATTAATTTTTCCGCTTGAATAGCTTCTGCTTCCCAAGGGTGGTTTGGATGACCCTCTGGCCACCTGCCATTTGGTCCATCTATAACAGGTGTACCATTTTCTGTTTTTCTTAAATATATTTTACCCTCCCACATCACGTAATTATCACCATAACCTGCTCTTCCTGATGCTATTTGCTCCATGTGACACATTTCATGCGCGATAACTTTTCTACCGAACTTACTATTTAAATCTATAGAAGGATCTATATCTATAGATCCATCCATATTTGCTTGTGCTAAAGCGCCTTCGCCAGCATCACCTCTCTTAACGGTTACATTAAGCGAGCTTTTAATATCTCTTTTTTCACTTCCTAACTTAAAAGCCATAATTATTTCTTTTTCTTTCCTCTCATGCTTCTTTTTCTTTCTTTAGCTAGTATTTCTCTTATTCTATCGTCAGATAAACCAGCGTATCTATGAGGTGCTCTTTTTTTAGCTTCTTCAACTTCATTTCCACCTTTAGGAGCATCGGTATTAATAGTATCATCATACGCCCAACCTCTAGCATCATACTCTTTTTTTCTGTATTCACTCCCAATTCTTCCTTTCGGTGGACCCAAAGTGTTAGATTTAGGATTTTCTTTGTCATCTAGGTAGTTTGTTTCCTTTTTTAAATGAGAACCCGTGCCGTAACCTGCACTCCATCCTTTCATTTTGAATCCTGATTTCTTATACATTGCAGATGATTTTCTGCTACCGTCTTTATTCCAAGGCATATTCTGATTATTTAAACGTTTTAACCACTTTTGGTCCTTTTATGTATTCCAATTTCTTACTGAAATGCTCAACACTACCTTCAATTGCAGCTTCTGCACCTTCTAAAGTTTCTCTACGGGTTATATCAACCCATACGTCATCTTCATTTGGTTTATTTACCTCTGTTTGGTAATAGCCATTTGGTAGTTGTGTGATTCTCCAGTTCTTTTTAGCTGCTAAGTGCTTCCACTCGCTAATTTGTTTTTCTGAAATTTTTGGTTCTGAGGTACTCGTAGTGCCTCTATAGTATATGTATGTCATTGTTTTTGGTTTTTATTTATTTATTTGGTATAAGGATTTTCCTTATTCTATTATCCTCTGTCGAACAACCACCATTCTAGTACCGGATCACCAGCATTATTCTCTACATAGATATCACCTGTGTAATCCCATGGAAAGAAAGCAAATTCACCTGGTTTCAACGTGAATGTTCTCAGTGTTGTATTATCAGTGTTAGCTAAATGGCCATCTCCTGAGGCCGCTGGTGCTGTTGCGCCGTCCGCTCCTGTTAATGTCCCATCATTTCTATTGCAATTAGATACTATACCAACATATATGCTGTCAGTACCTGATGTGTCTGTGTTTTTCATGTATAAAAAGCATCCTACACTACCCGGTGTCCATACATCTGATCCATGCAACGTCATTACATCGTGACCATCTAATATTTGAACTGGTGAGCTAGTTGTTTTATATGTATTCTGTATAGTTCTATCAACCGTTAATCTACCACTAGCGTCTGCCGTTGGGGTTGTTGCTAGATTTAGCGTGAATGAAAATGGTCCTGGACTAGACTTAGCATCATCATTATTTTCAGCTGTTATACTAAATGTTGGTTTTATATAAGCCATATCTTTTCTTTATTATTGAGTTCTAGTAAATACCCACGATTCAAGACCGTTTGTAGCGGTTCCACCTACTGCATCCATAATTAGATCTGCAGTGAAATCCCAAGGAAACCATGCAAATTCTCCTGGTTTTAGTGTCATTAATCTATCAGCCGCTCCATCAGCTTCTAGTGCTGCCGTAGATGCTTTATGACCAATAAGTATATTATACGATGCATGTAAATTTTTAACATATACAAATCCACCATCTGTACCAGATGTTTCAGCACCATCTGTAAATGCAGCTTCATCCCAAAGAACTTGATCATCTGCTACTGTTGGTGAAACTATTTTTGATTGAACAGCTGTAACATCTAAAGAATCTGTAGCTGATAGTGATAGTGCTATACTTAATGGTCCAGCGTCCGCGCTAGGCGTGTATGTTGAAGCATTTGCTGTTATTGATAATGTTGGTTTTATTATTCCCATTTTAGTTTATTTTTTAAGCTTAATATTTTGTACGATCTTGTCGTTTTTCTACAATTAAGATAATTACACAGAAGATTTGATATTTACTATGACATAAGCAGTTACTCATATACTTAACCGGGTATATGTCACTATATAATCCCCGTATTGTAAATATTTAGGTTCTGCATCGCCCCCTCCCCCC